AAGCACCAGCATTGTTATATTGTATGTAAGTATCAGAACCACCGGGTGTGCCACCACCACCGCCACCTGCTGCCGTAATTGTAACTGAACCCGTTCCCACAGTGGGTGAAAGGGTAATATTATCTCCAGCAACTAATTTTGAAACACCTATGGCACTAGAACTAGTTATATATTTTTTGATTGACTTTTTACCGTGCGGTAATATTCTTCTAGATAATGGCATACATAATACCTACGTGACGTAGGTTAAAAAAGTTTGTGGGGATTTATTATACAGAATCCCCAATCTGTTTACCGTGCTCCTAAGAGCTGATTTTATTCTATCTAAGTGTTGATGACAACTACTCCAGTTTCAGGGTGGATAACCTTTAGTCCATATCTCATAGACATATAGGAACCAACAATACCAAAACCGGGATTTGCTTCTTCAACAGTTAGTGGGCGTCTCTCGACATAAGCTAGCTGTTTAACACTGGAATCAAAGATACCAAACCTTGAGGAAGGTATCCAAGCACTAGTGTAAACATTTAACCCATAGATTTGTCCAACCAAACCATTCACAGATGTGTCTTGGAATCCACCAAGATTACCACCGCTATTACGTGGAGTTGCACTCCCTAGCGATGCTGCAATAGTAAAGTCAGCAAGGTCCAATAGAGACTTGTAGTGTGCAGGTGATATAAATATCGTATCTGCATTGTATCCCATATTACCAATCAATTGGATTGCGTTAGTAACATCGGCAAGTCTAATTGCTCCTGCTGCACCGGACGTAGCTGCGACATAGTGACTTTTCTCTAATTGTGCATCTGATGTTAAACCATAGCTGTACAATCGTCCACTGCCTACTGTACCACCACTACCAATGAAACCACCATATATATTGGCGGAAAAATCAGTAATCGAGTCTGATGCAGGTCCTTCTGCTGAACCAACACCGATAGCTGAACCTCCAAGTCCAGTACCTAATGTTGAATCATCAAGACCTAACAATGCGTAAACAATGTGTTTCTCAATATGTCTGTCAACTGCTCTGCGTGCTTCATTAAGGGCCAACTCAACTTCGTTGAATCGGGAATCCTCAATCATTCTACGGGTAACACCTACTGCAATACCCCACTCTTTAACGCTAACTCTCTCGGAGCGCATCTTTGTGTGTTGGTATTTAGGGGTGCTTCCTTCATCTATCTGTTCCATAACCATTGATGGAAGACCAAATGTAATATCTATGTCTCCACCAGTATCTGTGACCATACGTTCTGTGAACAAACTTACTACGGGGATATCAGTTGTCCTGTAATCCACGAGTGCGTCTTTATAATCAATAAGGACTCTCTCTCCCGTACCGCCTGTTGCTTGGTATGACCCAGTGTTATTGGATGTTAATAAACCTTCTTGTGCTGTAACCATTTAAATCACCTATCCGAAAATCACCTTCTTTAGAGCTAACCCATCGCCTCCAGCGAGGGCACTACTCTCTACGTACGTTGCTACTGCTTGACCAGAAGCTGCCGTTGTTCCTGCATTTTGTAGATACATCAAATCTGTACCCAAAAAGCATCTCGCACCGGGGTTAATTGTTCCTGAACAATATGTTTTTAGAACAACTCCTTTACCAGTTACCAAATTTACTATATTACCAGATGTTGCTGCTGTAAGCGATACACCAAGTCCGTGATTTCCACTGACTAGTGTTGCTATTACTTGACCATTTGTAGTTAGTCCTACATAGTCACCTGCAGCAATTGTCTCGTTAGCAATAAATGGTAATATACGGGCTGGTGCGCCCCCATCGTTAACTATTATTTCGTCTGCCATAATTAATCACCTTTTATTTTACTTCCCTTCCTGAAAATTTTATTTCACCATTCTTCATAGAAAATAGTCTTTCTGTTTCAGGTTCGGCCTCTACGGCCTTTTCGTCTGAATCTTTTGCAATACCTTTTCCGAAAGTTTTTTCGGTTTCAGGCATAGGCATCGATTCTAATGCTTCATAAAACCCTGAAAGTTTTGTATCTTCCCATTGAGCTAATTCTTCACTACGTGAATCCTTTTTATCCTCTTCACATCTTCCTAATAGCAATTCTTTAGAGATAACGTTACCAACAAGTTCGTCTTTGACGCGCTTTGCTTCTGTAACCTGTCTCTCCTCCTCTGCTTTTTGGAATTCTGCGACGAGTTTATTGGCTTCGTCGTACTTACCTTCTAACTCTTTATGGGCGGATGAAACTTCTTCCAGTTGTTTCTTATATGAAGCAAACTCTCTCTCCAATATCTTTTCAGATTCTGTTTTAACAACTTCTTCGCTCATATTATCGACCTCTTTATGTTCACCGTCGTGGGTGCACTGGCACTCATCCTCTTTAGGTCCATCACAACCGCAATGTTCTTTGGCTGCAAATTCTCTTTCAGTGTGTGTACCACATTCCGTATCAATTGTACATTCCCCACAGACGGGTGTTGCTATCTCGTTATCAATAAACGAAACCTCAACGGGCCTGATGTTAGTGGCGTATGAATCGCCCATAACATCGACATCTTTCGAAAACCAGTCTATACTGACGTGCGTGATGTCACCGTCCTTAACTTTTTCAATCACTTCTGCTGTTCTTTCTGTTGGCTCAAATACTTGAGCTGTCATAGTAACAGCTACCTTTCCATTTTCCATCTCCTCAACTTGAGGATTGATTGCCTTCCCGATTAAATCTTCAGGCGTTCTTTGATGAGTGTAATATATAGGCAATTCATTGAAAGCTTCTAAACTCTCTCTAAGAATACTAGGTTCAATGAAAACCTTTTGGTCATCGCCATCTACTTCATAGTCGTGACGACCAGAGGTAATAGCTTTAATAGGAAATTCCCAAACATCCTTCTTTTCTTTAGTAGATTGTTTGATTTTTTCCACATCTAAATTGAAATCTAAAGCGAATTTTCTTTGGGTCTCAGCGCTGTTAGTGATTCCAAACTCTTTTTCTTGACCGTTCTCTTCCGCCCACATTAGGCACATACCACGAGCCATATCGTCGTGGGTCTCTACTCCTCGCTTTTTCAAACGAGGTCCTAATTCTGATACACATCTTTCAAACGTACTCATACATTCTCCTTTATTACAAGTTCTTTTTTAACGCCAGTGCCTTTCCTTTTATTTCCGGATTTATTTTTAGAAAGTCTTTGTTCTGTACGTTTACCTTCTTCTTTTTTATCTTGATTTTTTCCTCCGCTAATATTAACATTAGGTTCGGTAGGTTGTATTTCTACCACACCTTCAGCATCTAGCCCTCTTTCCGACCTTACCTCTGAGGAAGCTAATACTCCTTCTGATAGATATATCATATCTGTCTTAGCTTTAGTAAAAGCGTCTTCTAAGTTAAGTGAACGGAAAACAAATCGGGCATCGCCAAGTTGTGGCATTAGTTGTGAATTAATTGATGATTCTACAGCTTTTTGTAAATATTTAACATAAGGTTCAAAAATAGGTCTTGCCTCAGCAGGGTTAGACCACATTGTTCTTGGTACCTTTAAAGCCATATGTATTTTATCTAATAAATCATCTGTGTATTTACCATATTCAAAGGCACGGTCAGTACCTTCGAGTTCTTTAATTTGAATATCGTTACCGTGAATTATATCTTCACCGGGTTCTAAAGTATTAAATGTTTCAACAATTTCATTAATCTTATCAGGGCCATAGGGCATATCAGGGAGCCCGCAGGAAATGTCGAAACGAGAGACCGCATATTTATTTAGAGCGGCACCAATGTCACGCTCTGCATAATCCTTTAGGTCTACTAAGTATAAAATGGTATGGATATCTGAAAGTCCATACGCGTAATCATCAAATGGGTTGTTTTGTAATTCCACTATTTCATCTGGGTTAAAACGAACATCTTCAGTATCTGCTCCTACTGATTGGTAATACCACATTACTTGACCGTGTTCATTCCTTTTAACATACATATTCTGAGAAGAACGTAAAACTAGGTTGTCTCCAGTCCATTCCAAATAACCTGAACCAAAGATTCGAGCATTACGTAGCCAACCATAGATTGTCATATCAATATTGATATCAACAAACATCTTCTCGATTCTATCTCTTAACTCCTTATCTTCTGTAACGATGTCATATCCATCCTTTACTGCATAAAGACAAGGTAAGTCAATTAAAGAACGTACAATTGGGTCTCCGAGATAAACATTCATATAGGTTCTATTGTCACCTATGTGTTGCTCATAATTTCTCATTCCTTGAGAGTGGGAAAGTTTTAACCTTCTTATTATACCGTCTCCAAAGCTCCGAGGTTTGTCTTCCGGAGTGGAAGGATTACTGCCCGTAACAGCGAAAAAACGGCGTATAGTATCACCAAGACCCATTGGTATCAAATAATAAATAGACGGGTCAGATATTTAAAGTTATTGCTTATAATCCGCGTATATAGCGCTTTCTAGAGCTAGAAGTTCGTCTTCCGGTAGTAGTTAGAGCGCTTCTGCTATGTCTTCCTTGTGTCATAGCTTTTGACTTCTTTCTAATAGTTGCGCCAGTCAAAGATGCACTAGCAGGAAGCATAGAAAGAGCAGAATGTACTCCTAACATACTACTATCGCAATAATCGTCGTGTTTTCCACTAGGAGCTGATATTTTCTCGGTTTTTTGAGTAGAATCCATAATATATTCTAAAAAACAGTGTTCTCGGTACCATTTCCACATTAATTTCTTCGCTTCTCCTTCTTGAACGTCGGGGTTAGGTACCCTAATAGCATTTTTTTGAACAAATGATACATAATCACGATAAGCATAAGTTTTTGTCCCTCTTGGTCCACCTGTAAAAACGAAAGGTAAGAAATGTATACTTCTTGGAATACATTGTAACCTTATGTCTTGTTCAACCGCGCCCCCAATACCCGTTGCATCGATAATAACACGAGCGGCAGAAAAATCATCAGCCACAGACATAATTCGTTCTCTCTGATAAGGTATATCGTGTCCTCCAGACTTCGGTCCGATTTCTTCCAAGTAGATAAGTCTTGCGATATTGCCATCATCCACCTTTTCAGTGCGCCATACACTAATAACAGTAGAATTGACAGATTTGCCAATGTCAACAGCCACAGTATTGTTTTTTCCTGTTTCGTCATTTGGGTTAATCGTTCCTTTGGTGATAAGCTCATAATTTTCGAAGCATCTCCTTATATTTTCCGGAATAAATACACTTGATATACTTTCCACAAACTCACATTCATATTCTGTTTTCCAGTGAATAGAGTCTTCACCCCATTCAGTCATTTTATTTAACATCTCCTCCTCTTCATAGGGAGGGGTGTAGGCTTCGCCCTTAACAATCGCATTTCGCCAAGTATAATGTAATCGAGTGAACGTATCTTCGTAACCCTCGTCATACAAATAACGATACATATGGTTTTCCTTACTCTTGGGTGTTCCAAGATTAATAAATGGAGCCTTATTTGCTACAATTGCGGGTTCAACGTTGTCGATAAACAACTCGTCTGCTATTAATGGTGACTCGTCAACTATTAAAAGTGTTGGGTGCTGTCCTCGAATCGATTGTCCTTGATTTGAAGGCGCTACGGGTGCCCTACGCAAGATTGTACCCCCTTTCATTTTAATATGAGGCTTATTATGTAGTTTATAGTTACTAATTAGGCTATCTAAAAATGCATTATCTCTAAAATGACGCAAACAATAGTCAAAAATCAGGGCGCACTGGTCTTCTGTCGGTGCTAAAATAAATACTAGGTCCCTAAACCGGTTAAAGAACATATATATGACCGATGCTACCGACAATGCCCACGATTTACCACTCCCTCGTGGTGCAAGGATAGCTAATTTTCTCTGTTTATCGGGATTACCGTCTGGATAAGTTAAAGCTTTAACAATAATATCCATTTGAAGAGGTCTTAATCGTAATGGCCTCTGTTGTTTGTCTATTAAATAGGTTTCACAGAAGGCTCTTATCAGCTTTTCCATCTTCTTTTCGTCTTTTCGTACTTCTGCAAAAAAGTTAGATAGGTTTTGCGAATCGAATTTGTTAGGCCCAGTTAATGTTGCCTTATATTCTTTCGTTTTGTTCGCTACTGGTATCATCATCTTCCAACTCTCCTAAGAAGTTCATAAAGTTTTCGGTCTTTTCTTCTACTAAAGTAGGTATTTCAATATTAAGAGCGCGGAACTCAGTGTGAATATCGCGTACAATTTGGTTTCTCTGTTGCAAGAGCTTTGTTCTCTTGTTAACATCCCGAATAGATACAGAAATTTCTTCCCAAAGCAAGTCTTCAATAACAAGATTTCTTGCCAAAAGACGGACAAGTTCTTTATGACGTTCATATTCTCCTTCTCCAACTCGTTTTCTTAATCGAGTTATATAATTATCTACATCTTCTTCCATTTATCACTTCTTTTTCTTTTTCGTTTTCTTTTTCGCTTTAGGTTTTAAACTTGGGTATTTTTTGTAAACCGCACGTTTAATTCCAGCTGGACGTGGTGCGTTATGAGCTAACTTAATAGCTGACTTAGCACGTGCTAGTGTATTAATGGGGAAACTACCTGCTGGCGCTCCTCCTGAAGGTCCTGCAAAAGCTTTTACCCCTTTGTATTTACCAACGTTAGAACCACCCGGTTTTTTTCGGGCTGCAGCCTGCTTTTTCTTTCTTGGAGCCATTTTAACTTGATGTGCTACTACCGTTACCACCAGAGGATAATGTTGCAGGTGCTTTTACAAATTTGGATTTATCTTCCAAAACATCAACATTAATAGTTGGTGCTCGTCCACCTAAAAACAACATATCAGGGTCGTCTCTTTTACTAACACTTTCTTCAAATTCTCTTTTAGTTTCTGCCATATTTATTCTTCCTTTTTATCTTTTTTAGACGCTTTAACAGCTTTAGTACAACAAGGGCATCCTTCTAGTAAAGCCTCGACTAACTCGTGAAGTCCTTCTAATTGGTCTGCTAAATCAGCTATTTCGAAATCGTTCATTTTTTCGCCTTCTTTTTTGATGCAGCTTTCTTAGCTGGTGCTTTTGCTTTTACAACAACTTCCTCTTTCTTTGCAGGTAATATTGGATTACCGTGTCTGTCTAGAGGTAATGCGGGTTTTTCTCTATGGTGTAATTGTGTCATAATTATCTCCTTAACCAAAATAGGTTAGCTTAACATATAAATGTTTCGGTCACTTCTTACTTTGCAGCTTATGTTCTTGCTCTTGTGCTTTAGATTCTATATCTTGAGCTTGTTTCAATACAGTATCGTTATAATCGATAACAGATTGTGCTTTTATCTTATAGAATGCTGTCTTCTCTGCTTGTTCTTGTTTCCAAACATCTAATGCATCCTTAATAATTAGAAGGGCTGGCCCACCTAATATAGCTATCAAAGTTGTATATGCTTCAATGTTCTCAAGAACTGCTGCGTTTCCAAGTCCGCTATGTATAACGAATCCTGCAAACCCAACCCAGAGTAAGACTAATGGCACAGCAATCATAAACATAAAGATGTCGTTAAATGTTACTCCTTCTTTTGCTTCTTTACTCATATTTTCAGTCCTCCTTTCTTTTTTGTTCAAACCCCTTTCTTGTTTTGGGGCTACTCTTCGGGCAAAAGCATACGTTATGAGTAATATTAAAATCATACCCACTAAAGCAGTAGCAGTCGCCGCCATTTCTAATATTTTTATTAGCCATTCAGAAATCATTCCTCCTCACCCTTTGCTTCTCTGTATTTTTCCATTTGTTGTGTAATTAGCATTTGTTTAACGTCATCTACTTCGGATAGTATCATATCTAGCTTATTGGATAAATGCAGCACATCAACTGCGTTCATACCTCTGCCTCCACTCTTATCATTGGGATATCAAACTGTTGTTGGAATGTATATTCTTCATCTACCTCGTCCCATACGAGTAGTGCTACCCACATAGACCATTCACCTTCTGTTTCGTTAAGTTCTTCAAAAGTAAAATTAAACCAGTGGTTATCCCAATTATCACCATTGATTGTTAAATATATATCTGTCCAATTATAATCACCAGACTCTTCGTGCCAAACGTCTACGTAAACTAATACAGACGCATTATAATCACTACACTCAGCATCTATATCTGTCAGTACGGATATGCCTTCAGCTGTTTCGTTTACCCAGTAAACAGACATATTTTCTGTCTCTTGGTCGTACCATCCGGGATAAAAAAGTACTGATGTAGAATTACATTCAGGTTCTTCATATTCATCCTCATAATCGCACGAACCATCATCTTCGGTGGCTTTATCATCATAATTATTAGCATCTATATCCATACAACCATAAATGGCCGTTTCATTTGCACTACCATTACCGTCGTTTAAAACTACACAACGTCCATCATCGTGCGTAGCTTGGTCATCATAATTTTCAGCTTCAGAGTTAGTACATCCATATATAATAATTAAGAAGTTACAACTTCCATCATCAAACGTAGCTTGAGGGTTATAGTTAGTAGCATCTGTTTGTAAACAACCCCCGATGGGACCAATTTCTTCATCACCATTAAAATAATCGTGTATGATAGACATATTGGCCCCCCCACTCAATATCGCCAGTAAAACGACGGTTATAATGGTTCCAATTTTTTGCCCTACTTTTGTTTCTCCTATCTTATCAGCAGCTTTGCCAATAGTCTCGAAAAGTTTTTCTTCCTCTTCATCAGGTTTTTTGGAACCACCAATGCCTAACATCTCTTTCTCTTCGTCTGAAATAACACTGATTGCACCATAATCATCAGGAACCATAAATTAAACTTGGTTGGATTTACTTATAAAGTTTTTCCTCATAGCTCTATAGTATAGTACTATATAGTACCAAAATACCTTAACATATGCTTTCTTTGCTTAACGTATGTAGTAATCCCAAACCTTTATATAGATTCTAGATATGTTAGAAAAATATGAAAGAAACTCAAAGTGACTCTAATGTCACGTACACTGTCAGTGTGAATACTGAAACAGAACCTGAAACTGAAGATATAGACTGGACACCAAGTATTAATCGTCTATCACCATCTAAAATAAATACTTTTTTACATTGTCCTCGTCAATTCTATTACAAATATATCGAAAAGTTACCTGACCAATTAACCCTGCACCTTTTCCGGGGTACCATAGTTCACGAAATACTTGAAGAACTGTTTGAAAAAGAATTTAAATATCCTAGTCGATGGCGAAACGCCGAACCGCAGGAGTGGGCGATTCTCGAATTTCGTAAGAAATGGACAGAACGTAAAAAGAAAATGCCGTGGTTATGGAAGAACCCCGACATTGACGGAGACCGTATGGAAGGGGAAACGATAGACCTACTCGTTAACTTCTGCCACCGTGTCGAAAAGAAGCTGCACGAACTAATGGACTGGGGTGTAGCTCGTTCTAAAGATATGGCCTTTAAACAACTTAAACCCACATTTTCTGAAATGCGAGTTCATAATAAAGAATACAAAATAATGGGTATTATAGATGTTATCCAAAAAGACTTCGAGGGTAATATCTCTATAGTTGATTATAAAACCAGTAAGCGATATGGAAACTGGTTACCTGACGACTACTACCGCCAATTAATAATATATGCTCTATTGTACCAAGAAGAAACCGGAGTAACCCCAAAATTCGCGGGTATCGATTGGTTGCGGTATGACGACTGCTATTTTGTCGCCATTAACGACGGTGTAATCGAAGAAGCGCGGGACCTTATCAAAGGCATACACGACGAATTAAAGAAAAGGGGGGACGACATTGAGCAGTATGAATTAGTACCTCAAACACTTTGTAAGTGGTGTGCCTTCTACAAAAAGCCCTGTGAGCCAAAAGGTATATATAGTAAGAAAAAGTAATATAATAATGGAACCCCGAATGGGTATTGATTTAGATACCAACGGGTTCCACCTCGAGGAAAAATGGCAAACGAAACATCAAATCAGACTGCTACTAACAACACAGCTGACAATAATACCGCAACTGACGGTAATACAACAGCTGATTTGTTAAACGTAGTCGAAGAAAGTGGTTTGTTGGAAGAACCTATGGTGCTTGCATTATTGGCTTGTGTCGGAGCTCTAGTAGCTTTTGTGTGTTACACAAATCCTACCATAAAAGCTGCGCTACTACCAATCTTGAACAAGTATCTGAAAAGATACGATGCTCAAATTGAAGCACTATTGGAAGAAAATCTAACAAAAGCACAAGCAGCCGCCTATGAAAAACTTGATGAAACACTCAAGGCTCAAGTAAAAGATGAACTTCTAAGAAAAGTAGTCTTAACAGCTTGGGACGAAAAAGACGACCAGCTTAAATCTTTGGTAAAAGGGAAAGTTAAAACTGCCCTTGATAATACCAAGTAAATCTTTCGGGGACAGGATTCAAAATTTGTCCCCAATTTTTTTTTAACATCCCTGCCTACTCAAAATTCTCTAGTGTTTGTTTGAAGGGGTGGACTTATACATAAGACAATAAGAGAAGTCACTTTAGACCCTACCCTTTCTTTACTTGTTCATAGTGAACTGATGAACATACGTATACACACTGAATGTAGATATGCGGAAAACATCGGAGTAAAACAATGAAGAACAAAACTCGAAAAGAATGTAGGGAAGACACTGGTTATGAACCAGAAGACATCTCAAGAATGGCTAACGAGTCACGTGCCTTATCAAGACACGAACTCAAGAACAATCTAAACTGGACTCACGAAGACAGAGTAGAATGGATATACAAGGGACTACAAACCCAACGTAGAAATATGCAAAGAAAGGACGCTAAATCCAAATGCTGGAAATGCAATGGAAAAGGCGTTCTGCTTCACTTTGGGCACATAGATAATGGGCTTTGCTATCCTTGTAATGGCACTGGCTCTGCACTGAATACTAAACCACAATGCACTGGACTTGATGATTGTTTGCACTGTGAGTCTGTAAGAAGAAAGACATATCAGACAGGGGCTGGATACTATGATTAGTATTGGCAACTACAACTGTAAAGACTGTAAGGCACCTATGGCTGAATCAAATAAAGGATTCGGGCACAGGTGTCACGCTTGTTGGATAGAACTACCAGAGTGGATGCAATGAGTCAATATAGAGACCTCCACCAGTCAACTAATAAGAACAAGAAACCTATTAGTAAGAAACTACAGAAACTCATAGATAGGGAAAAAGAGTCGTATAAGACAGACCCTATATGTGAATTCTGTGATACCCCATATAACGAATCTAAGACAGAAGACTGTTTTCAATGTTTGTGTATGAGAGAGGGAAGAAATCGCCCAGATATGGAAACTCTACGTGAACAGATTAAGTCATCAGATGAACATTGGAATGAAAAGACAGATTTAAGAACTGTTGGACTCACTGAGAGGGATTAAGAATGACTAAATTCTATGAAAAAGATGGTAAAACATATGTATATAGGAAGAATCCACCTGAAATGACTTTCGAAGAAAAGGAAGAATTATCCAAAGAAGAATATTGGAATATCTTTCTCAGAGAGGCAAGAATTGGAGACTTCTACGTCAAATCAAAAAAGAGGTTTGGGAAAGACTAAGAATCGCCCTGCGGGCTCTCTACTAAGACAATAATGATTGAATACAATAATGAATGCGAAGACAATTACGAGGGTCTCAAATCAGTCCTTTCCACTAATAGTAAGGGTGAGAGAGAAATCGTTTTTTTCTTTCATCATATAAATGTGATGATGATTAATAAATTAACTGACTCGGTTTGGGTTTGGTCTCCCTTACTGATTATGAACGCAAGACCATCAATAAATCTATGGGTAAGAAAATAGAAACAGAGAAAAAGCAAAATACGTGGAATCACGTGTTGGAGAAAGAATCCGGAAGTCGAGGTGCATATATGACCTTTACTGACGAGACAACAAAGTTTGGGACAGGCGACTATGAAGGCGTGTTAAGAGCCATTGGGTTCGAGGACTTGGAGAACAAGAGGCACTGGAAGAAAGATAACAGAGCTAAAGGACTTCGACCTGATATGGCAACCGCATTTGCGAATGTAGCAAGAACTAAACTAACTGGTGATGCAGGACATCAAGAGATAAAGATGACTAAAGAACAAGTCGTTTTAAACAAGAGATGGTTTGAATCAATATTTGCACCAGAAGTGCACGCTGTTTTGGGTATTCGAAAGAATCCAACCAAACGCAAGGCACGAAAGAGTGTAGAACAAATAACTAATGAATTGGTTCACTACAAAGGCAACCCTGAAGAATTAGAGAAACACATAACCACAAGTAATGAGGGACTCTTAGAATTCATACCAGAGGCACAGAAAGGCATCACTGTAAAGGCACTATGCAAGAAATTCATTGCAGACCGTGAGTCCAGATTGGAGGCACTTCATAAGAAGGCGTAAATCCAACTAACTGTTGAATAAAAAGCAAGAAGTAGTAGGACTGGGCGGCGGGGTGCTCAGTTCTACACCATAATTTTTTTAACGGAGGAATACAACAAATGAATAAAATAACAAAAGAACAAGCTACAAAAATGGCTAAGAGAGAAATGTATGAAATAATGTTTTTCGCAGTTGAAGAACTGAAAGAGAGAGAAGAAATGTCCATCTATGAATTTAGTAGGATATTCTACGACCAAACATACAGTAGAGAAACAGACGCACTGGGATACTTAAGAGGTAAATACATCAAATACTTAGAAGATGGAATTATCAGTGCATATGGAAGACTCGATATGAGTAACAGACACAAATTTATGGACTGGTTAACTGACCTTGTATTTAATTACAAGCAAATACCAAAACATTTAGAAGAAAGAATAGAATCTGAGGGAATACCATCGTATGACTAAGATGTTTAAAATCCTAAAGAATTGTTTGGCAGTTGCATTTGAACTGAGTATCTATGACCAAAAACTCTATCACGGTTGGATTAGGAGTATGATGGAGGAAGAAGGCATCAAAGAAGCTGAAGAACCAGACATAAGACTCAGTGAATACGTATGTCCATACTGTGCAATAGACGAACTTGTAAGTGTAAACATCAACGGGAACCTTGAATTCAAGATATCTGATTTTGCAAACGAAACAACATTCCATTGTGGTAGTTGTGATACTGTATTTGAAATCAAAAGAGTAAAAACAAACGGACACGTAAAAGATATTGCAGTGCCCTGATACTTACCCACTGTCTCACCAGCGTCGAGTCCTGAGCAAGACTTAACCAAAAACTGCTTACTTTTTTTGTTACAGTGAATCAAAGACAATAAGAGGGGTTCGGTCACGGCAGAAGCAGAACCTTGCCGTGTAGATGAGAACGCTCTCGGCATAACAACCGGTGACGGCAACGGCAACGGACCGCCGTGATGAGAATGACGGCAGAAGCATAATTACTTTATATACTCCCTATATAAAGACAACGTATGCTCAGCACCCCTGACGGCAGAGCATAAAAAAAGAGAATAAGAGCAGAACGTCTGATAGCATAAGAGAGAAATTAATATTCGAGCATAAACTGTCGGTTTTAGTTTGCTGAACTGGTTTGGTGTGTGTGTGAGCGTTAAAAGAAAGTCCCAAAGCATACGTTTAAGGACAAATTATAAGCATACGTATACTATACTATATAGAGCACTCTCTCTCTTTATGCTTAATAGAGCACATATCTAATATATCTTGCTTAGTAATACTAAAGCATAATATATCTTAACATATGCTTACTATACATATGCTTAGCAGTATAGTATATGCATAGCGCTTGATACCCGCGATTTTTATGCTGGAAGAAGGGTTTATATATAACCCTGACATTAGAGCAATGTCTATTAAGCAACCGCAAGACGGCATAATTAATAGAGGAGGAAAGCAAAGCAATGTTAAATAAAACACAGCAAAAACAATTAGAGCGTGACATAGGACCGCTCGCATCCTTGCCATCAGATATACGGCAGGGGTTAGAAAAAGCATTTCTAATTGCGCTCGCAATAAGAAAGAAGCAAGAAGAGGTTGAAGCAAAGTATTCTACTTATGCTGGAACCGAAGATACGCCGGATAGGAAAATGAAGCGTTATAGAAAAGAAAAAGCAGCACACTACGGGTTATTACCCGGCATAGTATGTTCTTGCTTTAGGGAAGATACATCAGCAACGCCCTGTTCATATGTGCCGGATAAAGTTGTTGGATGGAGCAGAAGTTATTACGCACAACACGGCGTATGGTGGAAATTATGAAGCAGGAAGATAAGGAAGCAGCGATGCCTCCGGCATCAGTCCTTGCTGAGTTAAATAATTATATGATACGCTTGAAAGGTTCCCGACCTATGCTGAATATATATCCAGCAGATAAGAAACTAAGCAAGTCAGTGAGAGAGTGTGCAGCAGAGTGGTTCAACAAGAACCCAGCAGTGATTCAACACAGCGACATAGATAATTTCTTACGGCAATTCTTTGAGGCACTTGCTGACAAGGATGTAAACCACAAAGCAATTATGATTGATGTAAAGAAGCACGCAGGTATGGGTTATCAAAGCGGTGGAGTCCACGGCAAGAATCGATACGGCGGAGATAGAAGTCGTGTAGACGGCAAATTAATAAGAAGGAAGCGAAGATGATACCAAGCAAAGAAGAAACATTCAGCATAAACCTATTCCCCGGCAACATATATGCAATGATTGACGGCAGTTTATGGACTGCGCCGTTATATCAAAACGGCACTATTGATGACGAGCAATGGGGCGAAGTAATGGAGTTGCTTTAATGAACAAAAAAGAGCAAAAGAAATGTAAACTGCTGTGTGGTAAACCAGCATTAGAATTTTGGCAAGCTGCCGATATGTGTAAGGACTGTTATGCTGTGCATCAGAAAGCAATGGATAACGTAATGAGCACAGGACATTTTTAATGATAGGAAGCAATGAAGCTTGGTATATGTTCGTAGCATTTCAATTACATTATAGAGAGCACAGATGATAGATTGGTATGATGCTTGGTTTGAATGTTATTATTGGAGCGAAGAATAATAAAAGATGAACGCCGATAGGAACGAAGTTAGAATTAAAGCAGGTTATTGTTTTCCCTGCTCCTCCGATTCTGGTTTCGTTCCCGGCAAAGTTAAGAGAGAAAAAACAGACGCTGAGAAGTCTTTATATATAAGGAAGGTGATAGAGCAGTTCACAGTGAGCAATCTGAGAAAAAGCAACGAGAATAATAAAATGAAGCGAAATAGTTCCTGCCGTAGTGTAGTCCGGCCCATCATCGGGCAATCTTGTTGCTCGGACACCGGTTCAAATCCGGTCGGCAGGTCCATTCGTTTCAGGAGCAAATTAAATGTGTAATACAGCAGAGTGTGAGATATGTGGAGCAGAAGAAAATTCTGACAATATAGAATCCACGGCAAACTATGAATGCGTATGCACTTCTTGCCGTAATAGTTTATGGGAATGCTACGATTGTAGTGATGAATTTACAGCATCTGATGATAAGCATCCTGTGCCGGGCGGTGACGTATGTCACGACTGCCGACACGGTGGAGATTACAGCGACTGTGATAGTTGCGGCGAAATTATTGATATGCGAAACGGCGATTATTATAATGACAGTGAATACAGCGGTGAGATAGTATGTCATAACTGCAATGATTCTACTTGCTGTTGTTGTGAACAGTGTGGAGCGGACATTTATTTTTATGAAATCGGCACTGACCATTATTATGAACTGCGATGTGAAGATTGTTATAATCGAAGCGGTCATAGAGATATAGCACAAGAAGCATCACGCACTATAAGTGTAAGCAGTATGCATTTGAAAGACGCTTACAGACGTGCAGGTGCTTCAGAGATGAGTGCGATAAAAGAATTTTATGGTTATGCTTTAGATGAGTATGAATATAACCCTTATTTAATTAATAAAGATTGCTTAGGACCACAAACAGCAGCATCAGATGATGGTGGTGCTTGGTGGAAAGGACAAATAACATTAAGCAGCCCTGTTTACAAAAGAACAGCGCAAATGTTCTATGAAATGATGCAACTTGACACATTTTTACAAGAGCATAAGGCTTATGGGCTTTATCACCCATTGAGGCATTTATTTAGAAAGCATATTAAATATTATAACAGAAAAGAAGGCGGCGTGGTTAAGGGTGATGAAATTAGTATGCAAGAACTCGGCCAAAATTATTATAATTATTCGCTTGAGTATGTCGGCGTAGATGGAATAACATCTATGCTTAAAGAAAACAAGACAGACGACGGCGCAGACTTAAAGAGAGCAATCAATCAGATATTCTCTCGTGCTTACAAGGTAAGATTCCCACAATATGCAGATTATAAACAAAGCAATTGGGATACTCATTTCCAGCAATACCAAACTAATGTAGTTAATACAAAAGTAGGTGTTCAAATAGGCTTTGATTTAGATACGCTGATGGAGAACTATAACAATGGTGAAGCATTAAGAAGTTGTCAAACAAGGGGAAACAACCAAGCATATGCGTTTGGAGCATTTGATATGGTGGTTAATCCACATTTGCTGACTATCCTTAGAGATGATGACGGCAATATGATTGGCCGTGCAGTTGTTAGACTATTTAAAGAGCAATGGGATGATGAGCATCCTATGTTTATTGCTCCTTCAAGAATATATTTATCCCAGCACACAAACGCTAAAAAAGAAGTGTATGTTGGACTCTTCCAAGCATTAAATGAATGGGCAAAAGAGTCATTTGCTGAGGGATATGAATTAATTGCATATAGAAATTCAAGGCACGATTCAAGCATTTATAATTTCTTAAGAGATAGCACCAAATTACAAGTTAAAAGGGAAGGCACAAGAGTAAATCTTGAAACGCTGACTTGGTCGCCATTTTGGGAAAGCAAACCTGATAGTAGTGAAGCAGAATTTACATATTACAAAGACGAGGACCAAAGAATTAGATACAGCAACATCAGAAGAGATGTAGAAGCAAGTCCAAATCTACGTTATGCTGCCCAAGAATTTATAGGCGGCACTGAATATTATACCATAGAGGTAAACGAAAATGAGTAGTGAAGAGCAAGAACCAACAAAAGCAATAGCTGAAAAGACTATTGAAGAAAAGGCAAGTAAAAGCATCATTACCAAGATACCTGAAAATATGACAGCAATGAGTGATATAGACTTAATCGGCTCTATGTTCTCTATCTTTAGTCCAAGCGGAGATGAACACGCTATGATTGCATACGTGACACAATATCTACGTGACGCTGAGATAGAATATGAGATAGACACTGCCGGAAATATCTATTTCGCAAATCACGTTAAAGGTGATAACAGAATATTGCTGAATGCGCATATGGATACAGTCGGGTCTGCTGCTCCAGACATAATAGTCGAGCATCAGAAGAAGAAAGGAACTGTATTGCGCTCAACAAACAATCAGGTAATTGGCGGCGATGACAAGTGCGGTGTCTTTGCAGTATTGAAAACAATAAACAATAAAGCAATAGACATACCACTAAGCGGACTTCTGACCGTATCAGAAGAAACAGGATGTAATGGAGCAAGACACGCAATGGAACATCACAGCGGTAAATTCAAGAATGTCGTATTCAATATAACTATTGATAGAAACGGCAATACTGATATAATTACACAAAACAGTGATTACAAGTTGTGCTCAGATGTAATGGAAACAATGCTTAATGAATGGGGTAAAGATTTTGGCCTCAAATCGTGCAACGGCTCTATATCTGATGTTAGTGAAATAGTTTCAGAACTAAATATAAACGGCATAAATCTATTTGCTGGTTATTACAATGCACATTCAGGTAGCGAATATGTAATATGGGAGCACCTAATGAGGTCACTCGGATTTATACAGCATCTCTTACCTAAATTACACGGGCATTTTACTAAACATCCAGAGCAAGTAGAATTTAAACCAACTCGAGCAGTATACAATTGGTCGTATCAAGGTGCAGGAGCATACGAATACTACGGCGGTATCAAATACTACGGTAATAACTCAAGTGGTTGGTCAGCAGCATTGGATGATGATGACGCTTCAGAAGGAAAGTTGATGAAGTTTTATGATATGCTAGACCGTATTGAAGCAGAAGAGGGACAATATTCCGGCCTTGAAAGGATAGCTGAAGATGAACAAGTAAGAGTCAGCAGTTCAGGCAAGTCTATTGTTATCCCTAATGGCTTTGTCACTTACTATGTTGAGTGCGATATGTTAGAAGACTATGTGCCGGTATCACAAAATAATTATGATGCTGTAATTGCTATAGCTGACATAAAGGACTACCTAAAAAGCTGGAATGTCTTAGAAAATGACTACAGCAGTTTAGATGACGATGAAATGGGAGGCTTTAGTGCCTAAGGGGAAGCGAGGGCAGGTTAAGGTGACTTGCCCCGAGTGTAAAGAAGCATCTTCAAACAAATTGAAGTATAATGCTGAAGATAATAATCACCACGCCCATTACTATTGTTCGCTGTGTAAGAATCAGTGGGACCCAAGCGAAGTTTTAACAGAAGAATACAGAACCGCTCGATTTAGGGGTTCAGACGGTGAGTGGAAATATGTCCAACACACTAAAGCGAATAAAGAAAGAATGAAGCGTGACACAAATATGTGGAATCCAAGTTCAATGAAACGAAGCAGAGATATGAAAGGAAAGTATGCTGGTGGAATGAATAAGAAAGACGTGAATATGCTTAAGAGGTTAAGAAGAAAGTGAAGCGCAAACGTAAGAAGGTTTCAGAGATAGATAAAGACCTTATCAAAGCATATTATCCGTCATCATATTGGCGTAAAAGATTACTGAAGAAGAAGAATCCGAGAGGAACAGGACACAGCACCTACAAAAAATTACCAAAGAAAGGAGAGCACGATGCAACTATACAGAATAAACGTAAATAATTTAGAAGATTTTGCAGCACAAGAACCGGATATCACATTCAATTACATTCTTGCTGAATGGCAAAAGGAAACAACCTGCTACACTTTAATGAAAAGAACAGGACAAATTGAAAGTGATGAGTCGCTCCGATTTATGATAGCGAGAAACACAATGAGAACCAAAGGATATGGAGCATTATATAGAAAGAATGGTCGTAATTATGTATGGCGCTCAGGTGGTGGAAGAAGAGCACACGTGCCTCAACCTGTTATACAAAGATTAATTAATGGTCTCGCTGAGATGGAGGGAGAAGTTTTATTATATAAACGGGGAGCAATGCAGGGCAAGAATGATGAGCATTACCCTATTAGATTAAATGATGGTAAATATGCGTTTGTTATAGGAAGCATTAATCATATTTTAATGTATGCTTCACAAGAACAGAATATTAGAATAAATATACCTGAAAGTTTGCTGATGTTTGACCTATGGGCTCAGGAGCATTTAATAGACTACGATAGATTGATAGGAAATCCTAACTTTAAAATAAGAGCACAATATGTATGGTTAATGGAGACTTATTTAGTCGATAATAATGAGTTCTTTGAATGGTTTGACCAATACGCTCACGATAACGAGTGTTTACGAGCAGCCTATTGTGTATGGAAAGACGGGGAGATAATACGGTGGACAAAAGCAGGTGCTAACGTGCATCCAAAGATTTAAATATGAAAGAATACAACATAAATTATATGAACGAAGCAGAGAAGAAACTGTTTGCATTATTTGTAGCTGAGTTAATGAAAAATAAAATCATTACAGATGACGATTTGCTGGATACTTTAATTTCAGATGACGACATCGGAGAATATGAGATGGTTGATGAGAGCGGGATGTTAGAAGTAGGGCCAGTAGTTTATGACCCACGTAAAGCAGACCCACCAAACTGTATAAGACAAAATGTTTTAGAGAGAAAGAATGAACGAAAAAAGTAAGAAACAAATGCTGGATTACATATGCGGCGAGACTGAGATTGACTTAGCCAGCTCCCCGTATGATGGAATATTGTGGGATATATACACACTAAGAGCTGAGATTGATGAGAGATTAAGTAAGCTTGAGAAAACAATATGGATATTAAAGAGAAATGAAAAAGAGAGCAACTAAGATACCGTATGAAGGATATACTTTACCTCCCTCCGCTGAGAAGGGTGGTAGTTTTATAGACTTTAATCAGGCATACAGAGAAGCACCTACTAGGGTGCCGAAGAAGAGAGTAAAAATAAAGAGGAAAATAAAATGAAATGTATAAGATGTAAAGGAAATTATATAGGAATGAAGCAACACCACAAGTTTAACTGCCCTCATTGTGGAAGTGATTAATGGCTACTATAGGAATATGCCGTAGATGTAAATATGAATGTCCTATTTCAATAGACCAATTATGCTATGTTTGTGTTGATGAGGTGATTAAATGAATAACTGTTATCATTGTAAGAGCGATTTTATAGGTGAAGATTTTTTAACAATTTATTGTGATGGTTGTCGCTGGGATTTACATTACAGCCGACAATGGCATTATAAAGATACAACAAGAGAGGAATGGATAAATGAGCAAAGACTACAACGGCTACGACAACGGTGAAAAAGCACGGCTAGGTCCGAGTTTTCGGCGAGGTGGATATGAAAAATATAATTGGTGTTCTAAATGTCACAGCATATGGGATAAAACTCATACGTGGTGTAATGGATGCAACATTAGGCTTCGTGCGAAAGGTAGATATATGAGCAGAAGGGACTATGAAAGAAAATGCTTATAATAACCTTTATATACAAGATAGGTATTCTAATAATCGGAATAAGCACATTAATGGGTATGGCCCCCTCAATGCGGAAGAGGGTTAAATGATACACCTTAAAAATCAAGCCAACGGGTTTTATTACTTGTTTTTCCCGGCACACCCTGTTCCGGTGTGCTTGTTCCAACAAAGAGGTAAAAATGTCTGAAGAAGAAATAAATGAAGATGAACACTATCTGCTGGAAACAGATGATGAGGATACAGTAGTAATTAAAAGAGAGCTTAAGTATGCTACTTTCGAGTATGATGAGAGTGAGAAAAGTATAACAATAGAAACACGGTCAGATGAGAAGCAAATCCACCGTAATTTTATTCATTGTCCCGATTGTGAAGGCGATTGTAAAGGACACGTTGAGAGCGATGAAGAATATAATGAAAGAGTAGCTAAACTAGACCATCCTATTAATGGAAGAATTAAACTGAATTCAGTTTATAGTTTTGCATTGCTGAGATTTGTAATAAGAATTGCACAGCGCAACTGGTTTAGGAAGGTAAAGAAATAAATGGTCTGTGTGGATTGCTCTTGTGAGAGATGTGAACGAGCCAATAAAGAAGAGATGGACAGATTCAAAGAACGAATGAAGATTGAACACCCTGATTGTGTAAAATGGCAGAATGATGATTATAGTCCGTGCTTTTGTGTGGAGTGTTTGGGATAATGAGTGTAACCGAGCACGATGAAGAAGGGTGTCCCGCTTGCGGTATACCATTAGAATGGCACAAGTGTTGCTTAAGATGTGGAGAGTGTTATGACCCCAACCCGTAAACTAGAAGAGCATTTAAAGAAACAAAATAAATGTGAACATAAAAACATAGTAAAGCGAGACTCTACAATAATAGGGTGCTACTATGAATGTGTTGATTGTGAGAAGATGAGTGCGGTTTCATATTATTTTAAAAATTACAGGGAGGAAAGCAATGGTAACAACGATAGGTGAAGGAATACATTTAGTAGGAATATTATTACGTTATCTGGATAAAAAGACATCATATAAGATGTTATGTGATATGGAATTTGAAATTGCAGACACAACAGATAATGAATCTTTAAGAGACAGTATTAAGATGGTAAAAGGGTATTTAGATGAGTGAAAAACTAGAAGAAAAGTATAAATATATGTGTAAATTGTGTGAGCAAATGTCATCCAGTCTACATAAAGCAGATAAAATCATTAAAGAAAATGAAAAGCAAGGGATAACGATACAAGAGTATCAAGAAATAAAAAATAAACAGATACGTGAATTAGAAGAGATGGTATCTGGTGCTCAAAGCAAAGAAAAACTACTATTAGATTACATAGATAATATGTGTGGGATGATTTACTATCAAGTTCAGTTAAAAGAACACGATAGATGGTTAGAGGATTGTATAGCACAAGGATGGTTTGAGATACCGGCAGAGGATGAATAATGTGTGAATTTATAAAAATAAAGGCAGAAATTTCTAAAGATTTATACGACGATTTAATGAACGGTCGTTGTAATTTCTATAATATAGAATGGGAGATTGAAGAATGAGAAAGAGACATATGTTAAACAGAGCTACTGGTAGCACAATGTGTGGTATTAGAGAAGTAAGTAGACAGGAAAAACAATTTATGAAGAGAGACCATTGGAATAAATATATAACCTGTGCGAAATGCAAAGCGTTTGTGGAGCATACTCATTGAAGCCTGAGTTACTACAGGGAGATGCCGTTGAAGTAGTGAAAACTTTAGAGGATGAATCAATACAAACTGTTGTGACATCCCCACCTTATTGGGCATTACGTGATTACGGTAATGAGAACCAATTTGGAGCGGAACCTACCGTAGAGGATTATGCTGCGAATTTAGTAAGACTATTCGAAGTAATTAAACCAAAATTAAAAGAGGATGGAACAGTATGGCTGAACATAGGAGATAGTTATGCCGGGTTTTCTGGAAACACAGGCGGTGCTACAGGCAGTGATAAGAGAGGAACACGCAACACTAAGGTCAATAAAACAGGAGCTAATATCAAAGCCCGAGACCTCATTGGTGTGCCGTGGGTGGCTGCATTTGCCCTCAGAGAAGCAGGGTGGTATTTGCGTTGTGATATTGTATGGCACAAACCTAACCCCATCCCTGAAAGCGTTAGGAACAGACCGACACGGTCGCACGAATTTATATTTTTGCTGTCGAAGAATCAACAATACTACTACGATATGGATGCCATAAGAGAGCCATTAGTTAGTAAACCATCAAAGAAATACAATAAGAAAGGTGAAAGATTGATAGTAGGTGACCCAACAAAAGGAAAGAACGCAAGAGACGTATGGGTTATTGCACCTAAAGCAATAAGAAACTCTCATATTGCTGTATTCCCACCTGAATTACCTAAAAGATGTATACTTGCTGGGAGTAAACCCGGCGACATAGTGTTAGACCCGTTTTCGGGCAGCGGGACAACTTGTAGAGTTGCTCGGGAACTCGGAAGAAAGGGAATAGGAATAGAATTATCTGAAGATTATCATAAGTTAGCAATGGAATTAACATTTCAAGGTAATACATCGCTGGAGGATTTTGAATGAGTAAAAGATTAGAGTGTTTATACTGTCATAGAGTAGCTCTATGGACATCAAGTTTTGAAATGTATGTCTGTGATGATTGTTACGCTAAAGGATTAGGTAGAGATAAAGCACCTAAAAATAATTTCTATGGAGATAAAGATGAAATCAAATAATTATACAGGAAAGAATTTCGAATGGGAAATTAGAAAATCATTAGACACTGCCGGATGGTGGTGGTTTAGGATTCAAGATACTAATGACGTATCTCGCTTCGTTAAAAAAGCAATCTCGGAGAAACAACCCGGCGATTTCTTTGCAGTGCAAAATGGAATACCAATTTTAATTGAGTGTAAAACAAGCAGAAATAAAACTTCATTTCCATTATATTATAATAAAAAAGCAGCAGTCCCAGAACATCAGAGACAATACGCTTTAGATTTAGAAAAGGCTGGGGGTAAAGCTTGGTTCTTTATTAGAAAGGATGAACCACGCAATAAACGTGTATTTGCATTAAGACCTGACCAAATGGCACTGATATATGATGATGCAAAACGTAAATCAGTCAAATGGAATGTTATTGAAACACTAGGAACTGAACTTAAACGATTATCTAAACCAGTGAGATATGATTTATCAATACTTTTAAATAGAAAGAAGGTGGTTGGAAAAAATGATTAAAGAATTCCTGAATCACCTAAAAGGACTCGAAGAGGGTCAAATAGATTTAGATGAATTTCTTGTTACTGACAGAGATAAAGCAGTCTATGAAAAATGGATTCAAGTGTTTAATGTAATGCAACCAACATCTATAATACAAGGTCTAAGCACTATTAGTAACACTATTAAAATGTCAAAGCGAGATGAAATTATATTACTAGCTTATGTTAAATTCTTTGAGCAGAAAATTGCAATGATTGGCAGTCTGCCTAAAGATTTAACGGAGCTATTTAAAAAGGGAAAGGAAGCGCCAAAAAAAGAAGGGAGTGAATATGATGGAACAATGTTTGGATGAATTTGAAAAGTGCTGGAATAAACCTAGTCGTAAATTTAAGCACAAGATTATTCAAAAGGTAATGAATAAGGGACTAGAACCAACGTTTGAAAACTGTTGGAACTATTGGAATGGTTTAATAAAACCGTATATATATCCTAAAAGTGGAAAAGTTGAACACCTGCACATAGCAGATATAAATAAAAGGAGGAAAATATATGGAACCCCACGCACAATGGAGAACAAACATAGAAAGAAGAACCGAAAGCCTTACAAGTGATTGGTGGCCCTTTGTAGAAAATATAAAAGATGTCTTAGATAAAATAGACGAAATGCATCACGAATTTAATATGTTAGAAAATAAAGTCGATGAAACTATGGGAATGATTAAAGGATTGTATAAATCTTTTGTAAAAGTAGGAATATTTGACAAAGAATTCAAATTAAATTGGACAGCAGTGAAAAGAATTGGAGAAATAATAAATGAAGAAAGAGAAGAAGAATGAACAGCAAGAACTAATGGAACAATTTGTGGTTGAAGCATCAGAAAATACTATGCTTCGAGCACATTCTAGACACTCAATGAGGTTAGGAAATATTGAACTAGATATTATCCCTATGGATAAAACACAATCTTTAGAAGATGTAATGAAACAATTTGCTAAATTTGCTAAATTAATGAAAAACCTACACGGTAATTCTCACTTAACGACAGGTGACGAATCTAAAATAGGGAATGTATCCGGTATGTTCGAATGATGGAAGAAAAACCAAGTGTAATTAGAGTTTACGCTGAAGGTAATGCTATTATTGGCAAATGTCACGTATGTATGAGACAAATAGAGAATGACCCCAAAAAGTTTTGGTGTAGAGAAACAAGAATGATTAACACCAAATGTTATTGTGGAGGATGTTTATTAGATTTATGGGATGTAGTTAATGATGTTAATAAATCTTATACTAAAGAAAGAGATAGAAGGCACGCTGGAGGACTAGGTGTATTTTATAGTATAGATGAAGCCACTGGAAGGTTGGTGGTGATTGAATGATGGTTAAGGGGGAACTTATATATACTAAGTTCTTCTTACTTAGCAAGAGGTCAAAAGATGGCACAAAGTGATGGAAAATTAGAAGAAATCGTTGGGTTATTCCGCAACGAAAGCAAGAAAGGAGAGATATACTACTCCGGCAAGACTAAAGATGGAAAAGCAGTTGTAATGTTTAGAAATTCCTACTGGGAAGAAGGCAGCAACAAACCATACTTTAGACTATACGACAAAGGCGACCAACAGCCACAAAAATCACAAGACTAAAGTGAGTGGTTACAGCGATTGGATTCAATCGCCCAAGAGCGAGAGAGTGTGGTTGACCCACTCAATGACAGCTCTCGGTCAATTTGCTTATGTTAATCCTTTGAAAAACATCAAGCATTGGAGCAGTTCCAAAAATTCATACGTGAAATGTTGGGCTGCTCTAGACCAAGATTGTTTTCACTGCCAAAACGGCATAAAGAAAAGCACAGATTACGTTTATGGTATCTATGTGAGTAAGGGTAATAATGATATTAAATATTTATCAGTGAATTTAACTACACATACCCACTTACAAAAGATATTTTCAACACTCTTTGATGATAATAAGAATCCCTGTGATAAGGTTTTTAAAATTTCATATAGACAATTAACTAATATGAATGGTAAGAAATATAATGGGTATGATATTGTAGAATCAGATGAAGAGATGTATGTAAAAGAAGTATTTAGACCTTCACCATTAGATGCATATCAAAATATGGTAAAGGATTTTAAATGGGTTGTTCCCGAAGAATTAGTAATGAAACTTGTAGATTATGACGAAAAACCTATGAGTTTAATAGATTTATTTTTACTAATCAAAGAGATATACCCTATTATAGAAGATAAGGATGCTAAAAAGTATTCAATTAGATTAATAGAAAATGGGTTATTAGATGTTAAAAAAGCAAAGGAGTATAGACATTGAGCCAGTTTGAATTAACTGACCTAGTTAGATACTTCCACAATGTAAGAAACAGTAAAGGGGAATTAGTTCCGATTATTGGAGAGGATAAACTAGCAGTTACTGCTGCTTTATCTTATCTTCTCGAGGACACAAACTTTATGATTAATGCTTACAGTGGAACAGGCAAGACAGTAATTATGAATGCTGTATTTAATTTATTAGAAGGAACCCCTATTAAAACTACAGTTATAGAGCAACTGTCTGATACAGCTTTATGGTATAGTATGGATGAGATTAACCAATCTCGATTCATAGCCATCCCTGAAGCACAGAAATGTCCAGAAAGTATTATTGAAATACTTAAAACTTGGGCTGATGATAGACCTGCTATACGTAAAAGAACTGATATTACTATACAAGATATTAGAGAACAAAGATTAATACCTAAGTTTGTTTTTATGTGTAAAGCAGTAGAAAATAAACGCGGGGATGCTTTTCTAGATGCAGAGTTAGAGCGTAGGTATATGGTAACCCATACTAACCCTACAGTAAAGCAGACAGAAGACGTAATTAAATATAAATTAGATACAACTGCAAGACCTCAAGAAGATATTATCACAATGAGTGATGAAGAAATAAAGGGACTTAAAGCGCATATTGCTAAATGTATTATTAATAGAGACGATACAAGAGCTGTACAAGTCCGTAACCCGTGCGCTCCCTTCTTGTTTAATGTAATACCTACATTATTTCCTATAGCTAGAAGTAAAGTTCATTACTTTTTAAAATTAATTAATGCAGTAGCACGATTTTACCCTGATGAAATGGTTACTATAGATAGAGATGGAAAAACTTACGGATTAGTTACACCTAAACATAATTGGTTAGCTACTCAAATATACATTGATACATTTGTAACTGAATGTTTACAGATGCCTTCACACGGAATTGATATACTTAAGTTAATACCCGATAGTGATATAGATAAATATGGAATGGTTACAAGTGAAGTTATTAAAATGGGTATGAAAGAAATACAACAGGCAGCACGGCAAGCTGGATTACCCTTTGCTGGTAAAAGTATTACTCCACTCTTAACTTCTTTACAAATGTTAGGATTTTTAGAAATGGAGGAAGATAATAACAAAAAATTATATTTTAAATCTCCTCTTATAAGGGAACCTAGTACTAAAATTAACTGGAATGAACTTTTAGTAGAAACTCGAAATCTAGTTAAAGAAACTTGGCCTGAAATAGCTGATGAATACATTGGTAGATATTGTACTGGAGTGGAAGTAGTTAATCCTTTTACTCAAGAAACCATATCATTAGATACTGGGAAAGTATCGGAAGAAAAACTTGCTCACGATATCAACCCAGAAGAGGTAAAGATTTTAAGCAGTAAAAAAGAAAATACTACTTTAGATTATGGAGCTTGGTATGAAGGTTAAACTACCCTATAAACCTAAAGGTGAAATGTTTGCTATTGTTACTGAAATATCAGGAGGCTCTCGAATGAAAGCCTTTTGTGAAGATGACCTAACTAGAATGGTTAGGATACCCGGCAAATTTAAAAAGAGAATGTGGTGCCGGGTAAATGATATTATAATTATTAAATTATGGACTATTCAATCTGATAAAAAATGTGATTTAGTTTATAGACATCGCCCAATAGAGAGGGAAGTTTTAAAAAGGAAGGGTCTTATACCCGAGAAGTTGATAATATGAAAGATGAAAGAGAGGAACGACGATTACAATGGATAGCCATTCTCAAAGAGTGTGCAATGTATCATAACGAAAAAGTCGAGGAATTAAAATCACCTATCATTGGAGCAGAAGAAAGTGAAGAAAGTCTAATGCATAAAGTCTGGTGTCTTTCTATAATGGATGCAGTAGGACTTATTGAAGTATTACCCTTAATAGATGAAGATAATAATGATGAAGGTAATAATGAACCACAACATCGCGAGGGACCTGCTGGATGAACGTCCCTCTCTCAGCATTTAGTACATACAGCACAGTCAATAGAATGACTGGTGAGCAACAAATAATTATTTGGCAAAGTGGAGAAAAAAGAGTTATTAAATCTCCACGCACACACAAATACTATATGCACGATAAAAATGGGCAAGAATATAATGTATTAGGTAAATCAACTACACAATTATTAAGAGAATACTCTGTCCAAAATCTCAGTGAATTAAGACCTGATTCAATTTCGCCTTTATCTAAAATAGATGGATTAACTCGCAATGAAATAGAAAGAGTATGTATTGAGCACCCTGAATTCTTTACAGGGTTTGAAAGTAGAGAACCTACATCATTAGGATTTGATTTAGAAGTAACTTCAGCAGATGGTTCATTTCCATCTGGACCACAACATCCTATTGTTGCAGTAGGTATTGTCACTGATGATGGTCAGCGAGAGACTATACTGTGGGATGGTAAAGACGATAAAGATTTAATTTTAAAATTTGTAGAGTTTGTAAAAGATTATGACCCCGACATTATTTACGGGTACAATCTTATAGGATATGACATTCCTCAATTGTTTGCTCGAGCAGGGCATCATAATATTAATCTAAGGCCCTATTTAAACCGTGACAATCACGCAACATTTGGTTGGGAGTCAGATTTTTCTTACCATAAGAAGAGTAAAGTAGAAACGTGGGGTAGATTAATTGTAGATGTTTATAATTTCGCATCCCGTGATTATGCTCTTGCTGGACTCAGTAAAAGACTAAAGGATGTCTCTAGATTCTATGGATTAGAGCCTATCGAACTAGATTTTAACCTTAATGATATACTAGATTATGATTTAGATACCATCAATGAGTATGTTCTTAGTGATTGTGATGCAACTAAATATTTATTTAATCATTACTTTACACAACATAAGTATATTGCTGAAGTATTGAAAGTTCCTTTAGAAACATATATGAATTCAGCTGATTCTTTTATTACTAAGATTCTTCAGGGGAGGGCGCTATTTAAAAGAAATATTTTGACGTTTGATAAAAACAACGAAAGGCACCCTGAAATTGAGAGTTTCCAAGCCGCTCACATTGATTTATATAGTCCCGGTTTCCATAAGTATAATTATAAAGTTGATTTTGCATCTATGTATCCTAGTATAGCTCTTGCTTTAAATTTAGGACCAGATACTACACGTATCTTAAGGTATGAAGACTATGATATCAGTAAATTTGGGTGTGAATCAGCACCTTCAGGATTAAATATGATATTAACTATCCCCGATAATGTATTAGATAAGAACGTTATCATTAGGGTGGACTTAAAAAATAAATCTTGTTTATATAAAATGTGTAAACAATTTAAAGAAATGCGTGAACCTTATAAACAAATGAGTGGACACGAAGCAAAAAGTAAATCTAACGGTCTCAAGATAATGGTTAATACATTCTATGGGGCAAACACTAATCCCTATATGAGTTACGGCGACATAGCTGTAGGTCTAGCTATTACAGGTATAGCAAGGTGGTTAATACTCGGCGCTAAAAACATTGTACAAAAAAGATATGGTGAAGATTCTGTAGTTTACATTCACACCGATGGTGTTAATACTAATTGTGACATTGATGTAGAGTGGGTTAATGAAGAACTAAGAAATGCTATGGATAGTTTATTCCCTCTTAGTGAATCAGAATGGATATTAGTAGATAAAGACGAATTTAAAGAAGGTTTTTGGATAGCTATAGGTAATTATGTACTTAGAAACCTTGATGAATCTCTTACAAAACACGGTTCGACCTTTAAATCTCGCAGTCGTTCACCATTTTATGTTAAAGTATTAAATAAATTAATTGATGCACGTTTAGATAATACAGTAAACCAAGAATTTATAAAAGATTTATACGATTTTGAAAATTATAAAGTAGACGATTTTTTACAGTCAAGAACAATGAATCAAAACTTAGCAGATTATAAAAATGAAAATGATTTAGTAATTCAATTAGCAACTAAAGCGAAAGCAGAAGGGCAAAAGGTAAAGATAGGTTCTTCTTTTTATTATTATAAAACCAATAGTGGTGTAGAACTAGAAGGTAGTGTCGATGATGTAGACGACATAGATATTAAATACCATTGGAACATTATATCTAACCTGTTGCAAAAATTCGATTTAAAACGTTGGGTAAATAAAAAACCCCCTCTTACTGCTTTAGATAGAAAACAACAGAGTTTATTGGAGTTTGTATGAAACTAAGTGATTATATATTAGATAAGTATGAAAAGAGTAGTTCTGCTTTAAACAGTGATGATATAAATAAGTGGGTTATTGAATGGTACGAAATAGAATTTAAACGCGCACCACCTATTTGGTTAGCTGAAAGGGAGTCGAAATAATGGAAAAGGTAGAAGCATCACCCATATGTAGAGATTGTGGATGCGCTATGTTTAAAAAAACATACCATAGCCTTTCAATGAGAGATGGTATGGAAGGTTGGTCTTGTCCAGAATGTTATACTACAAGGTGGAATGATGGATTATGACTTTATCAGAGTGGGTTTTATTTGTAGCAATAATGGATGGACCCATAGTAGGTTTAATATATTTCTTATGGAGGAAATATAAATGAAAGAAATGATAATAGGTCCACCTCATATGGAAGATGCTATGTGGTATTTACTTATAGGATTTTTTGTGATGATATGGATGTGGATGATTATGTGGTATTAAATATGAAGAAAGTAAACGTAAAAAAAGACTACGACTGGGGAATCGGTCGTGAAAAGATGGTCATCAAACATATTGGTGATGAGCTAGGAAAAGATTTTGAAAAGCTAGGCAAGTTCGACCACTTCGATTATCTAGGGTATAGAAATGGTAAACAATGTTATGTGGAAATAAAATCAAGACGTATATCAAAAGATGCGTATGAAGAAACTATAGTACCCGCTTCTAAAGTTGCTAAAGCAATAGAACTCATTGGTATGGGAAATAAAGTATTCTTTGTAATAAACTTTACTAATGGTGTATGTTATTTAGATATGTGTAATGCAAAATTTAAATTAGGATATAATGCTCGTACCGACAGGGGTGCTTTAGAATTAAATCACTATGCATTTATACCTCTGGACCAATTCAAGACAGCAGAACCTTTAAATATAATGGACTAGTGATTAATAATACACCTTGGAGGTGTAATGATGGAAACTGAAAATGATAAAAAATTAGCATCCTTTTTAAAAGACGCAGAAGTAAAAGTGGTATGGAAAGAAGATGATAAGACTAAAGTAGGAAGAGGAAAGATAGTGGACGATGATGATAATTTTATATACCTGACCGGAGATAAGGGAACTGTTATAGTTAGCAAGAGTGACACTATAGCTATCAAACAGTGAGTGATAAAATGGTCAGGATAATGCCAATCAGTGATTCGCCTTGGGCTCCTACAGGATTCGGGACGAATACAAGAAATATAGCTAGTATATTTGCAGAAGAAGGTCATACCTTAGGTTTTGCAGGGTGTCAGAACCCTCAACATATTCCCTCTTGGGAAACCCCTTGGCCTTTAGGACAAGAAGAAAAGAAAGTATCTTTTGAAATACTTCCCTTAATGCATCCGGGTGAAGAAAAGTTTGGGGAAAAGTCTTTCCCTCAATGGATGGAAGGGTTTAAACCAGATTTAGTTTTTACTCATTTAGATATCCAAATGTTTGATTATGTTACACAACATAAACAACCATCAGGATTAAACATACCTATGGTAGATGAACAAGGTACGTGGCAAAATCAACAGTCTTTTATTAGATTAGCAAGAAAGGCTTACAAAGTGGGTCAGAAACCTAGATTTAAATTAGGTTCAATTATCCCTATTGATGGGCAACCTTCTATTCCTAACTGGTTACGTACTTTAGAACACGTAGATTATCCTGTAGCAATGTCCAGATATGGACAATCTGTAATGTTAGAAGATTTTAATGGTTACAAATCTACTTATATTCCTCACGGTGTAGATACAAATTTCTTTAAACCAAGAGATATTCCTCGACCTAATGATGCCTTTGTGATTGGGTGTGTGGCACGAAACCAACACCGCAAACATATTCCTCGATTAATGCGGTCCTTTAAATTATTTGTAGAAAAGAATAACCTTACCCCTGATGATGCTAAACTCTTATTGCATATGCATTGGGAAGACCATATGGGATGGAATATACAATATATGTCTAGTGACAAAGTGTTTGACATTGCAGAATATATGGTACCTCCTACAATGGGGAACTTAGAAAATGGAGAACACCCTGATGATGATGGGATGGTAGATATTTATAATATGATGGATGTCCACGCATTACCTACGGGTGGGGAAGGATTTGGTATCCCTACTGTAGAAGCTATGTCTTGTGGTAAACCTAATGTAATATGTAATTACACTACTAGTTATGAATTAGTAGGAGCTGATTCACCTCAATGTCCTCCAGAAATGTTATTCCCTCACGGTTTAGATGGGGATGATAATATGATTGAGTCTGATAGAGGATTCCTTATACCTTACAAAGATATGATGTGGGACACTCCTATCCGAGCAGCCCCTATGAGGGCATTATGGGACGAACAAAAGGGAGCAGAAGCTTTTGAATATTATTACCATAATCGTGATGTACTAAAAGAGCACGGTAAAAACGCTCGTAAATACACTATTAAACACTATGATTGGATGAAAGCAGTAGGACCAATGTGGAAAAGGTGGATAAAAACTGTAGGGAAAAGTATATGAGTTGGTTAAGTGAGTATGAAAGCACAAATCATTTAGATATAATGATTTTTATTATACTCTGGACCTTTATAATGATAGAATATTTAAGGTGGAGGATGATGCAATGAATCTAATTTTTGAAATGGAGCACGTTATATGTTCCCCTAATGCAGATTATGGTTTATGTAAACCCATTGCCAATGTAACCGAATTTATGCAATGGTTAAAGAAGCAAGGTCATCATATAACTATATGGACCAAGCGTTCAAACGAAATGGAAACAAAACTAAAGACTGAAAATTGGTTAAAGATTCAACAAATACCTTATGATAGGTTATTGTTCGATAGGCCACGTCAGGGTATATTTGTAAATGAAACGCCATCAAATTGTCAATACTTCGGGTCAGAAGATAATGATATATTTGTAGTGGCAGGATTGTTCAAGGAGTGGAAAGAAAGTGTTAGGGAGTAGGGGACCATTAATGAAAATTAAATGGTTTGATGCAACTAACGCTACTCAACAGAGTAAAATAGATATTAAAGACCCTAGTAATCACTTATCATATTGTGAAACTATTGGGGAAGTCGTAGCTCAATGTGAAAGAGCTATCATAATCAACTATCATTACTCTGATATAGATGGGGTAGATTTTATATGCATCCCTACTTCTTGGGTAGTTGAAATGGAGGAGTTGTGTCTAAAGGATTCAGAGAGTTCGGTATCCCGCAAAGAATAGCTAAGTGCTATAACGTAGAAGATATATTAAAATTATCTGATAAACACTCGGGTAATAACAACTGTTATGTTAGTGTGTATACTTTTACTGGGGTAGAAAACGGCAAGACTATCTACGATAGTGCTGTCATTAATACTATATGGTTTGACTTTGACCACGATAAAGATGTAAACAAATGTTTAAAAGATGTACGTAAATTATATAATAGATATTGTAAACCTAATAATCTAATACCTCGTATATATTATACAGGAGGTAGAGGATTCCAATTAAACATCGATTTCCCACTTATTATTAATATTTCAGACAGTATTAAACGAGTTATGATAAAAGATTACTTATTATTTTTAAGGAAAAAATATACCTTAACAACTTTAGATACACAATGTATCAATAATAGTGTCTCTTGTTTACGTAGAATGCCCGATACCCCCTACATTAATAAAAAAACAGGGGAACTTAATGGTAAAAAGTGTGTTCAAATAACTGTAGATGAAATGTTAGAATTAGAACTGGATGATATTATAACACTATCATATAGAGATAATACCCAGATAATTAATTCTCGTACCAGTAATTTACAAGCAGCAAAAGATTTTATCTATTATGTATGCGATAAACTAGGTATTACATATACACCAACTAATTCGATAGACCATTTAATTGATTTAATAAATGGAAAAGAATATGATAATCCCAGAGGGGATATCAAATTAGATTACATTATTCCACCCCGTGACTGTATACTTGCATTAATAAATGAGGGTATAGAGAAAGGTCACTTAGGTCATTCCGAAAATACTGCTGTTGCAGTGGAGTTAATAAATGCTAATTGGAAAGACCGTGACATATCGTTTGTTTTTAAAGCTATCTTTAACGACGAACCTGCTGGTGACTGGGGATGGTATAACGATGACGGCTCAGCTGGGTATCATATTACTAACCTTCGGACGAAAGGTATAAATAGATATTCAGGTGATAAGTTAATAGAACTAAAAATATGCAAACATAAATATTGTGTGTGCTGAGGTTATAGATGACAAAGAAACTGGAAAGAAAAGTTGAAGAACTAGAAAGCTGGATAGCCCAATTTGAGGCTGGTAATGATGACAAATTAGTATTTACTAATATGAATTTCCTCATTACTCAATTAAAAACACTCGGAGATAGATTAGGGAATGTAGAACAATCCCATCGTCAGGTAGAAGGTGTGATACAGCAAAATGCTCAAGTAGTTAATGATTTTATATCAGAACAAGAACTTGAAGAAGCGTGGCAAGAATACATTGTAGGTTTACAGGAGGATGCCAATGCCTCTGAAGAAGGGCAAGAGCAAGAAGACAATTAGTGGAAACATCCGCAAATTGAGGAAAGAAGGTTATAAACCGAAACAAGCAGCAGCAATTGCGTATAATACTGCTGGGAAGAAGAAACGCAAAACAACAAAAAGAAAGAGGAAATAAATATGGCAGACTGTTATACAACCGTAAAGGTTACAAGATATGAATGGTACCCTAGTGATGCTCCTACTGGAGTATGTGTTGGTTTTACAGCAACGTGTACACCAAACTGTAGAGCGCAATATTGGGATACTATAGTAGCAAGCTCATCTGCTTCAGGTAAAACAGACCAAGAAGTAGTAACATTAGCATACAACTCTCTATCAGGGACAATAGTTCCTTGGTCAGAGTCAGAGATGCACCAATCAGCACTTATAGGTGAAACCTATGAGACATTATCTGGAAGTGCTTAGTATGACTAAGAAAGATAAGAAAGAAAAGTTGGAAAAAATAGTTGAAGAGGCAAAAGAATTAGAAATTGAAGCAGAAGTAGTTACAAAAGCTGATGGTGAAATACTAAATCAAGCAAGTAATCCCTTCACACCTCCTCGCAAACGTTCCTAGAATGGGTGTATTAACTACAAATTCTCGCAGATATCCCGTATCGGGGAATAAAATTTTAGTGGATTATAAATGAAATTGTATATGGGAACGACAGAAAGGGAGCTAATTGAAAAATATATTACTCCGAATACTATTATGTTAGAATGGGGAAGTGGTGGTAGTACCTCTCATTTTGGTAAATTAGTTAAAGAATTATATAGTATAGAACACGATTTCAATTGGTATAATAAAGTAAAAAAAGATAAAGGGGACAATGTTACATTAACTTATGTTCCTACTAATGGGATATATAACCCTACTATACCTACTAAAGACGAACAGTTTGAAGATTATATTAATTATGTAGATAGAATAAATAAGAAATATGATTTAGTTTTTATAGATGGAAGAGCAAGAGTAGCTTGTTCAGAAAAAATTATACCATACTTAAATGAAAATGCAGTGGTGTTCATACACGATTTTTGGGCTAGAGAACCCTTACGTAATGGACCATTCGACTGGTATGAAGAAATAGAAAGTGTAAAAGAAGGGCAAAGTATGGTAGCTTTGAAAGTAAAATGATTATTAGAATAGATGACTACCCTACAGGAGTGAAACCTATCATCCCTAACAGGTTTAATCTATTTAAAAAAGTATTACAATTATTTGAAGATGCAGGAATATATTATCATTTAGGGGTGGTCCCTAAACTTATCAATGAAAAGGATATAGAATTTCTTAACAGTCTTACTCACTGTATTGTATGTATGCACGGAGTTCATCATAATTTTTATACGTGGAGTTCATACAACGAAGATAGAGAAGAATTTCGTAATAAAAGTGTAGATGAAATAGTAAAAATATTAAAAGAAGGAAAGGAAATCCTTAAAGATACTACGTTATCCCCTTTGTATATACCTACCTTTAATCGTATTAGTCAAAATCTTGTAGACGCTTTAATACAATGTAAATTTAGGTCTATTACTACTGGAGTAAACCCTCCTAATATAGATTATAAAGACCTTATAGTATATACACCAGAAGATAAGTTTTATGGTACCTCAAGTTATATATATAACAATATCAATGACTTTAAAATGGACGACCACATAGGACTACATCTAACTTGGGAAATTGAAGAAAGTAAAAGTGATTGGAAACTTCCTCAAATAATTAATTATATTAAAGAGGTAATATGAAACTTATACATTATATTGATACCTCATACGAAGTTGGTTCCTTTGGAGGAGTCCCTCGATTTGATAATGAATTAAAAAAAATATTAGATATTAAAACCTTTATTCGATTACAAAAGAATATGATGTTAAGTCAATTAGAAAGAGATGACATTGTTATCACAGATAATGGAATGTGTACAGAAATACCCGATGGGGTTAAGTGTATTGTAGTTCATCACGGATGTTCTAAAACCCACCAAGAAAGGGAACCTCTATGGAACGGTCAATATTATGTTAATAGTCAAAATAGAATGTCAAAAAGAAAAAACACTTATTTTGTAGCTCCTTCAATCTTTATGCAAAGGGAATTTAAAAGGCATTATGATATAGAAGGAACCTTAATCCCTCACTATTCTGGACTTAATCCTTCTGAATTGCCGGTCAAATCACGTAAAGTATTAGGTGATTGGAGAGGATTTAATAAAGGGGAAAGTGTTATCCCTCTATTACAAGAAAGAGGTAACTTTGAATACATACAATTAGATTGTGGTATGACAGAAGAATCTAAAATGGAAGCTTATGCCCAAGCTTCTATCTATCTCACTCTATCTTTATGTGAAGGTTGTAGTTATTCCCAATTAGATGCATTGGCTTGTGGACTACCAGTTCTTTCAACTGATGTTAGTCTCTTTGGAGGGGACTGTGACAACACGTGTGGTCATTTTATATCTTGGGAAGCCCGTGATAATTTAGATTTGATTGAAAAAAGATTAACAGATATATACGATAACTATCATTTATATAACCCTCGCAAATGGGTAGATGATAATGTAAGTCTTAGACATTGGAAAAATAGATGGGAAGATTTAATAGAAAGGGTAAAAAATGATTAAACAAGACTATGTATCTTATCGAACTTACTTTCCCTTATGGTATAGTGATGAAAAATCCTTTTGTCTTCTCTCTCCTAATGAAGAACAAGAAAAGTTAATAAGAACTTTGTTTCCTCAAGCTACAATGACAGTGAAAAGAAAAGAAGATTGGGATTTGAATAAAAAAATAAAAGATAAATATGATATTATAATTGCAATGAATGTATTTCATTATTCTCCAGACCCTGAGTTATGGTTTAATAACGTGTTTAATTCTTGTAAACAGTTTTGGATTCAAGACCTTGTTAGTAGAAAAAGGGGAACTTTAAAAGACACTGAATTAGACCAAGATGGAGACAGTGCAAGATACCAATTCTTACCTGATATACATTCTACCCTACTAGATGCGTTTGATGTAAACTTTTATAAAGACAGGATACTATATCTCAAAACATATAAAGGAGATAAAGATGGTTCATTACATTTTATGTGCAAACTTAAAGGAGATATAGAATGATTTTAGTTACAGGTCATAAAGGATATATTGGAAGCAAGATATATAATAAACTATTAGAGTTAGGGGAAGACGTAATCGGTATAGATTTGAAAGACGGCAAAGATGTTTTAGAATGTCTGCCGGATATGGACGTGGATTATGTTTTTCACCTTGCCGCTTTCCCTCAAGTACCGTTTTCTATAGACCATCCCTATTATACTTTTAAACAAAATGTATTAACTTCTTCTAAATTATTAGAATGGTGTTCTAAACATAAAGTAAAAAGATTTATCTTTTCATCTTCTGCTGCAGTTTATGGTAATTCTGGAAGCCCTGCTTCACCATATGGATTACATAAGTTAATGACTGAACTAGAATGTAAATTATATTGGGAATTATACGGATTAGAAACTGTTTGTTTACGATATTTTAATGTATTCTCTGAAGACCAAAGTTATGATGGAGCTTACTCTTCTGTTATATCTTCGTGGATGGAAAAAATAAGACGAGGGGAAACATTAAGAATTGATGGAGACGGTGAACAAGTCAGAGATTATATTCACATAGATGATATAGTAGACGTTAATATTTTTTGTATGAAATGTAAACATTCTTTAGGTGGTCACGTCTTTGATGTAGGAACTGGAGCAAATATAACTATAAACGATGTAAAGGAAATAGTAGAAAAATACTATTCACCTGAATGGGATTACGCTCCACGTAGACTAGGAGATGTACGAGTCAGTAGAGCAGATGTATTAAAAATAAAAGATTATGGGTGGACATTTAATGTAGACCCCCTTGTAGCTATAGAAAAATGTTTTAAAGGAGTGATGGAAAATGAGTAGATACGAACCAGAAGAATGGATGGAAGGAAAAAGAGCAGTAGCAATATTATCTTTCAATCGACCTGATTATTTAAAAAAGGTATTAGATTCACTCAAAGAACAAACTTATACAAATTTCGATTATTGGTTATTTCAAGACGGTAATCTTAATCAGTTCTCTTGGAGAAGAGCAGCTAATCAAAACGATATAGATAAATGTATTGAATTATTTAAAGAATACTTCCCAAAAGGACATATAGAATATAGTAAAACAAATATAGGGATTGGTCTTAATTGGAAAAGATGTGAAGAAAAATTATTTTTAGAGCAAGAATATGAAGAAGTAATTTTCTTAGAAGATGACCTTATACTTGCACCTCCTTATATGGAAACTATGGTTAATATGTTTGACCATTTTAGGGACGACGATAGGGTTGGTATGATTAATGCTTATGGTGAGGTAGGTGGTAGTAGATTTCCTGAAGTAGGACCTCCTTCTTTGATTAGAAGAATGGGTCACCTTTGGGCAATTGGAGTATCTAAAAAACAATGGCTTAAAAGAAGAACATTAATGTTGGAATTTTACGACATTATTGGAGATAAAGATTACAGATTTAGGCCGTGGCAACAGATAGCAGATTTCTATGCTGCCAATGGGATTAAACAAGATATAGCTTTAGGTCAAGATGGATGTAAAACAGCAGTCTTATTATTAGAAAAGCAAGTAAAGGTATCACCTTCTGTTAACCTAGCACAATATATAGGTGAAAAAGGTTTCCACGCAGACCCAGCTAATTATCAAATGCATCAGTACGGCACAATGCCTGTATATGATAAAGTAATAACAAAGTTTAAATTTAATGATAAGATATACAAAGATATCTATAATGAATTAACAAAGAAATACTTGGAGAAGTAATGAAAATAACCGTAATGTGTTTGTTTAGAGATAGTGAAAAGAGTTTACCTACTTTTTTTAAAAGATTAGAATCTTTAGATAAACAATATGATATGGAATATTTCTTTTATGAAAATGATTCTAAAGATAAAACTGTAGAAATGTTAGAAACTTGGATGCTTGACAAACAAGGGCGTGTATATAGTGAAATACTTAATGCTCCTCCCTTTGGTCATACAATGCAAGTAGAAAGAATGGAAAAAATGACCTACTATAGAAATACATTATTAAATAATATCAAACCTCTTAAGAGTGATTATTGTTTTATATTAGATTCTGATGTAGACTATACACCTGATATTATAGAAAAATATCTAGGTTATATGAAGGATGATGTGGTAATGTGTACACCTTGTGTGCTTCAGACTGTAAAATGTAATATGTGTAAGTGTAATAAGCAATCTTATTATGACACGTTTGCTTTACAAGATTTGGATAATAATGAAGGTGTACTTCTCTCTTGCAATCCTTTTATGAAAAGTGAAGATAGAAAGAAATGGGAAAAGAAAGAACCTATCACTGTTAACTCAGCTTTTGGAGGCGCAGTACTTGTTAAAACTAAAGCAGTTAATAGTTCAGAATGGGCTACAGAATTAAGGAAATCTAAATTTAAAAATCTAGAAGGAAGAGAGATGGGCAGTTGTGAACACTGGGCATTTTGTAAGGGAATACGGGAACACGGTAAAATTATCGTAATACCTACTATAAAAACTTTTGTAAAAATAAAGAACTGGTCCCTTCCTATCGAACAGAAAAGTCTTCAACAGAAGATGATTGATGACCCTTGGCAAAGGTGGGCAGCAAACCTTTAAGTAGTATTTCAAACAATAGAAATGAAGTGATAAAATGTTTAAAAATGAAGTAGCAGAATTCATCTATAAAAGAACTTATTCTCGGTGGATGGAAGAAGAAGGTCGTCGTGAAGAATGGCCTGAAACAATCGAAAGATTTATTAATTTTCTAATTTCAAAAAGAGGTAAAAATATACCTGAAAAAACAGTTAGAAAGATAAGAAAATATATGACAGAGTTTGCAGTAATGCCATCAATGAGGTTTCTCTGGGCATCAGGTCCAGCAGCTGAAAAAGATAACACTGTTATTTACAATTGTTCTTTTGCTAAACTAAATTGCGTAGAAGCTTTTGCAGAATGTTTACACATATTAATGTGTGGTACTGGGTTTGGTTTCTCAGTAGAAGCTAAAGAGATAGATAAACTTCCTGCTATATCTGAAATCAAATCTGGTAAAGATATAGCTAGAGTAGTAATCGAAGACTCTAGAGAAGGATGGGCAGACTCAGTTAAAACATTAATGAACAGTTTATATGAAGGGCAAAACCTTTACTTTGATTATTCTCAATTAAGACCAGAGGGGGCTCGCCTCATTACTATGGGGGGTAGGTCATCTGGACCTCAACCCTTGATTAAACTACACGATTTCTTACGTGAAACTATGCATAACGCACAGGGTAGAAAGTTAACTACCCTAGAATGTCACGATATAGCAAATCAAATAGCAGAAATAGTAGTAGCAGGTGGGGTTAGACGTAGTTCACAAATTTCTCTATCTGATTTAAACGATGATGAGATGCGTCACGCAAAGGATTGGCCTTTCCCTATTCGTAGAGCAATGGCAAACAACTCTGCTATTTACCGTGAACTACCATCTGCCGCAGACTTCCTAGTAGAATGGGGGGTTCTAGCAAAATCGGGCAGTGGTGAACGAGGGATATTTAATCTAAAGTCCGCACAAAATCGGGCACCTTCACGTAGATATGCACCATTAATACAAGGAACTAATCCTTGCGGTGAAATAATGTTACGTGATATGGAGTTCTGTAATTTATCTGAAGTAGTAGTAAGAGAGGATGATGACTTAGATACTCTATTAGATAAGGTAGAAACAGCTACTTGGTTAGGTGTTTTACAATCTACATTTACAGATTTCCCTTACCTAAGAAAGGAGTGGAGTAAGAACTGTGGCGTAGAACGTCTTTTAGGCGTTAGTTTGACCGGTCAGATGGATAACCCCTCCCTAATGAACTCGGAGGTCTTAAAGGCCCTTAAATCACGTGTTATACGCATTTCCCGTAAAGCATCAACAGTATTAGATGTCAATATGCCTGTTGCAACCACTTGTGTTAAACCTTCAGGCACAGTTTCTCAATTAGTAGACTCTGCTAGTGGATGTCACCCTAGATATTCCCAATATTATATTCGTAGATACAGAATATCTGCAACGGACCCTTTATTTGTAATGTTAAAGGACCAAGGGGTACCGTGTAATCCAGAAAATGGACAAGATGCAAAAACAGCTACAACTTGGGTATTTGAATTCCCAGTAAAATCACCTGAAGGTTGTCTAACTAGGAAAGATGTCACTGCTATGGAACAATTAAAACATTATAAGAACTTACAATTGAATTGGTGTGAACACAATGCTAGTATGACTGTATATGTTAAAGAAGACGAATGGTTTGAAGTAGGTAACTGGGTATACAAAAACTGGGATATTATTAACGGTGTTTCTTTCTTACCTTATGATGGTGGGCACTATGAATTAGCTCCTTATGAGGAGATAGACCATTATACCTACGAAAGTCTTATAAAGAAATTCCCCAATATTAATTATAACAAGTTATCTCAATACGAACTTGAGGATGCAACTCAAGGGGCTAAAGAGTATGCTTGTGTTGGTGATAAGTGTGACATATGAAACTGATGTAACTGGATACGGACGCAAAATGGGACGTAATGGCGGAGGCAATGGTTACAGTATGGAAGACCCTCATCCCTATACTGAAGTAGAACTTAACGAAAGAGCAGTAGCAATTGCAGGTAGAGAACATAATAATGCTATGTTTAAATATGGTACCTATACTAGGGGCGAAGCTATCAGATATAGAACACTTAATCCCGGCGGTTCTGAAGCTTTTGGTGGTGGAGAAGAAAAACCACGAAAGACCGGACTTGGATTACCTTGGAATTTATAGAGTGCCCGATTTGTTTTTCAAAAGCTATAATAACTACTTACGACGGTAGAAAATATTGTGCTCGTTGTGCCACTATTAAAAGAAAAGCAGGTTTCACCGAATAAACTCTGAAAATATTGGTGGTCTTTTATTAATAGTTAATTGTAATCTAAAGGTATTAGCTCCACAACTTAGAGATTTTCCTATAACTGTATAATTACCTGTAGTATCTGTCTTATCATCAGTAATAGTAATTACATCATTAGGTTCTAAATATAACCCATCAAATGTATCTAATATATATTCATATTTAGCTTTTAAATTAGCATTAAATAATTTCTGTGCCCAATCCATACAAGCAGCCCTACTTTCTAATTCAGCATTTGTCACTTTTAAAAAATTCTCTCCTAATGCTGCGGCAGCAGAAGAATGTCTAAATTTGGCCTGAATTCCTCCAGCTCCTTGTACAACAATAGTAGTAGGTATTTTTCTATCATTTACTTTAAAGGAAATAATATTATCATTATAAGTATAATGCTTAATAGAAGTACTTGTTTCTACATCCTTTTTTAATTCAAATATCAATTGAGATTTATCTCCATCATCTATTACCCGAATTAAATTATTTCGTGGAACTGTATCTCCAGTCATTGATTGACTTAATACTAGTTTAATAATATCTAAAATCTCATAAGTACCTCTAAGGGGGGTTACTTGCACAACAGGGGTGGTATTCCCTATATAATCCGTACCTATCATATCTTGTAAATTAGCCATTCTAATTAATTTAGCAATAGCACCACCGGGACTCAGTCCATCTATATTAGAAGTGTCATCAAGAACCACTCTAGCCTTATAATGACCAGTTAAATATCCTAATGCATCTACACATTGAAATTGTAAATTCCCATCACCGTCAAAGGAAGTATCAGAAACACGTCCTCGAAAAGTAGGATACGCATCAGAATTATCAATATAAAATAATACTTCTTGGTTCCAATACTTTCTGAAACTAGTATCTTCCTGAGGTATAATAAAATTAAAACCTGTTGCTGTATTCCCTCCTTGTTTCTTTAAGTTAGCTGTTAAAAAATCAACGGATGTGCCATTTAAAAAAACTTGACTAGAAATTGGCTGCACTCTTTATCCCTCCTAAAGGAATAACATCACTCATTAAAGTCCCTCCAGAATCTAAAATACATATCTCTTCTACAACCATATTAAAAGCAAAGGGTGAAGGAGCACGAGGTCCTTGTACACTGTGGGTTTGACTAATAGTAGTAACATATCCAAAGAATCTTACATATGTACCATCCTTTTGTACTTCATCCCACATCACTCTAATAGATTCAGCTTGTATCCTTTTAAGTAACCTAAGTGTCCCATAAGAAGTAAATTCTGCATTAAATTTAAATTGAGATTCATCACCTAATGCAGTTCCTCCAAAATTAATAGTCTGAATAGGTGTGCCCGTTCTTGTTATAAATACCTTACCATTTTTAGTAATAGCCTGATAATAAGTTCCTGCATAAGTGACAGATACATCACTAGTAATTTCTAAATAACTTAAATCATAAGCAGTATTGTCTTTTTGAACTACTACTTGTGAATTTGCATTATTGAAGGGTAACATATTCCATAATTGCATACCGGGTTGTCCACTACCTGAAATGAAATGATTAGCAGCGCCTGATATTACTACTTTCAAAGGATACCCTGAAAAGTTATCCTTTAATTCACTCACAAATGCAGCCTGATTTCCTACTTGGAAAGTGTAAGGGAAAGCTGTTGAGCCGGGAATATTCTGATATCCAGCAGCATCTCCATCATCTGATAATTTACTTGCACCGTCAAATACGTCATAAATATTTATTCTAACTGCATTTCCGGTAATTGCAGCATCTACAGAACTAGCAATAGTACTTGAAGTTCCAGAAACTAAATATAATGTACTACAGTCTGCACTACTTGATGCAATCCACCATACTTTTCCTTCATCTGCTGTTGCTGCTGTATCAGTAATATGAAAAACATATTTAAATTTACCAATGTCGTCACCTGTATAATCTGAAAGTCCAGTACATCCACTCAAAACATACGCAATAAAGGGAGGGTCGGTTAAATTAGTAGTCCCACTGTAATATCCACTAACAACATTACTATACAAAGTTCCTAATGATGAACCAGCTCCGGGAGTAAATCCTCCTGTTACATCCCAATATCCTCCAGCTAATCCAGAAATTGAAGGTACAGAAGACCAATCTGAAGGTGTATTAAATTGAATAAACCCAGATTTACTCATTGTATTACTCTTTGTAACATATGTGTTACTATCTGTATCTCGATATTCTTTTTCTACTTTAGTCGTATCTTCGAACTTAAGAGGTACCCATTCTGCTTTTTGAGTAAACTTGTCATCATATTTATCATTAGTAACTCGTAAATAATATACTCCCCCAATCGAACTGCCACTATTAGATTGTAAGTTAGATTCCATATCAGTAGCTAAATTAGTAGCATTAAAAAATATTTTATTAAATTTAGTATCATTGGTTAAAATGAAATACTCAGAAGCAGTTCGAGATGTAGCATCAGAATTCTGGAAAGGTCCCACATTCCAATTAAGAGTGCTAACGTAATTACCACTACCATTTAGATAGGCACCAGAAGTATGAATAGAAGTTTCTGTTGTGGTAGACGGAGGTAAAGCGGAAGGGCCAGTAATGTAATGCCCAACTGCCCCTGTAGGAATTAAAGTCGGTCTTATTCTATAAACATTAGTAAATGTATCTAACCCGCTATATTTTGTACTATCACTTACAGCTTCTAGTCGAGTTAAATGATACTGGTCATAAAATTGATTAAATTCATTTAAAGCAAATTGGTCTCTAATATATCTATTATTAGAATTAGCAAGGTCAGTTGCATTACCATAAGAAAAGGCATTACCACTATAAATTCCCATTACTGGTTGAGTTCCAATCGTAGCGCCACTACCTAACAATCCACCCGGACGTGTATAATATGTATAATTTTCTTTAATTAAAGTATCTGTTGTTTTAGTATTATCATTAAATTTAGTACTACTACTTACTTGCCATTGAACAGTAGGTTCCCAAAAGGCCTTACCATCAGAATATCTATAATAAGAAATAGATTTATTGGAAGCTCTTGCCCTACTTTGTGAAAAATCTAACGTAACAGTTCTTTTAACATCATCAATAGACTTGATAGGGTCTCCATTACTTACATAAGTAATTGGGTACCATAAACCATCATTACTTTTTGCAATTAAAAATATCTTAATTTTATTATAATCGTTGATTAAAGTATTAGTATAAACGCTAGACTTAACTAATTTAGGATTTCGTAATTTGACACTAAGTACTTCAAGTATTTTCCCCTCAGTAACTGTTAAAGGCACAGCAGCCAAAGCTCCGGGTTTACTTGCGTTTAAATCTACATTCCCTGCAATAGTCTCAATTACAGTCTCTCCACCCATTGATTCAGGATTAGCTACACTACCAGCAGGAGTGCTAGTAGAATATTGAACAATGGCTTCTACATCCACTATAAACGTCGCAGTACTAGGTTCTACTAAAGCATTTCCAGTAGGTAGTATAGGAGGGACAGTAAAATATAAATCCTTTGGCCCTTCGTTAAATATATTATTATCAATACCACTCAATACTTGTTTATTTTCTATTCGATTTATTGCAACAGGATTACCATCTGATATAGTTATAGGAGCAATTCCCGTTACTTGCTCTTGTGGTTTAGGTAAATCGACAGGACTAGAATTATTATCATAGTAATATTTAGATAAAAATCCTTGACTATTAACAGTTCTAAACATAGGATAAAAAGTCCCAGCTTTAGTATATGTATGAGATAGTGTAATAGAAGATGAATCGGTATCTAACTTATGCCATTGGTAAATTGCCTTTTCTAAAGAATTATCCTCACCATCAGACCAATCTACATACACCCAACTCACGTCATCGTCACTGAAAGTAATTGTTCCTGATACTTCAGTATAGACATCTGCCGAACTAGGCGACCAGCTTAGTCCCATTAAGGTACCCCCGTCCATTTCCAAGATGTAGTGTTGCTTCTACATACTTGAGTAGGGGATGTTCCCCTTATATTATGATAATCGAATAAGAACATCCGAGCTTGATATTTATTACTTGTACTACTACTCATATCAGCTAAGTGTGCAGTAGGTAACGTGTATTTATTATTGTTCTGAGGTATATAAGCCTCAACCTCGTGGAAACTAATTTCTTCTATAAAACCAGTATATTTATGACTACCATCTGAATTAGCTCCTATAATAGATTGGAAATACCCTCCGGGACCACTTTGTAAATTTATTGTGTCAGTGTAGTCTAAAGTATCTTCTAGTTTACCGTTAACATATAATTTAAAATTATTATTTTGAAGATTATTATTAAAAGTTAAAACGACAGCTAAAGGTTCTATTCCGTCTAAATTATAAGATGTAGTACTGGTTAATGTAGGCGTTGCTCCTGAAGTACCTACCTTCATTTTAACTTTAGAAGAAGATATCTCATATTGCCAAACTAAAGGAGTTCCAGTTGTTAAATTTGTATTTCCAGTAGCACTAAAGAAAGTACCACTCGCAGAAGGTTTAAGATGAAAAATATGAGTAAACTTATCACCACTATTAGGTATTAATCTTAAGAAATTTTTATAAGCAGTTCCAGCGTAACTACCAGAAGTGCCTATATAATCAGTTCCATCTAGTTTGAGTGCCCATCCCTGTGCTCCTTCAATGTCTGGGGTATTATTACTACCCGAAAAGGTCACCCCTGTATTAGTTAAATACTTACTTACACTCCTATAATGTGTAGGAGGGCTTGTACTTGTAGTTTCATTAAGAGGTATTATACAAATTGCTTTATGATATTTATTTTCAATTAATTCTGTATCCACAAATAATAATCTATAATTAATATCATCTCCTGATTCTTTCCATTGGAAGTTTAAATCGGTTGCTTGAGCTTTAGTGGCCTTTCCGATATCAACTGGATTATCATACCTTAAAATATCAACCGAAGGACTAACTTCGAAATCGTCAATATCAGGTAATGGGTCTTTAATTCCATAAATAACCTGAAGAGGATTAGTAGTAGCATCACCCGTATTAACATTACAATTATACAAAGAATCAAACATATTCATATATGTAGGTTTTAGAAGGAAATTAAATGGGGTATTAAACTCTGGTTTAGTAGTGTATACAAAACTACTTAAATTAAAATAATTTTGTCCTAATACAACGTAGTCTCTTCCCATTCTACCCAGTCCACCATCACTATCTGGTACAGTATCTGGATTATTTGTACTATTAATCGCTCCATATCCAAAATCAGTATTTAAATTTACTATTGTGTTTGCGGGGTCTGTAAAACTTATATCCCATTTATTTGCATAAGTCCCATCGTTAAATAGTATCTCATTAAAAGTAGTTCCAGCAGTAGAACCTCCAGAAACAGCCACAATACCATCATAAGCACGTGTTTGTAGAGTTCTATTACCACTAGCTATTGTATCAGCAAACCACGAGCCCCATCCTGCCGAAGAAGACATATTTATCATAGCTATATTAGTCCAATATTGATAAGGACTAATGGTAGCTTTGGTTGCATTGTAATTACCCCACCAGTATTGATTATAAAATCCTGAAAGGTCTAATGCAGTAGAAACTGACGAGTTCCTTGTTGGATTAAAATCAAAATTCCATACTCCTAGACCGGGACTTTGGGCATCGTCCTCATAAATTGGTCGAGATAAAAAGATAGTATTACCTTGTCTTGTTCTAGTTTGAACAAGAGGTTCTGTATTAGGCCCCACATCATAATATCCTATAGACCCTGTACCCGCAGCTTTATGAGCATAATCAGTATTATTAAGCTCTACGCAGAGGGGGGTATTTAAAGGAATATCAAACAGTTCTGGTTTGTCAACAATAATGCTAGTTTTACTATCTGATAAAGATATAATTTTAGCTGCTATTATTGGGTTACCTGTCTTTACCCAACCAGTAAATGCACCACTAATCGTCATTGTACCTTTTTGAACGAAACCATCTATAGAATTTGTATCTCCTGTAATATTTAAATTTTTAGTATTGTCTCCTACTGTCAAATTACTAAACCAATTGTTTTGGTAATTTTGACCAAAGGTTCCTAAGTAATTACCACTAGTGAAATATCCTCCAGAAACCATTGTAATAGGTGTAACAGTTTCTTCTACTCCTACACTAAAATTATTTAACAAAAATGGATGAGGAGTATTATCAGCAAGAGTACCTGAAGAAGCAAACCCAAATGACATATAAGAAGCAGTAGGAGAAGAAGCTTTTCCATAATAATTATCTACAGTATTAGAGCCACTTCCTTCAGGATATACAGAAATAGCACCCGTATAAGGGTCAGCTGGAGCAGGACCACCCGGATATTTGACAGGTGTTACAAAGTTACCCGCCGGTATAGCGGTCAACTGTCCCATACCGTTAGGGGTACAAATACTCGCATTAGTTGTTATAGGTCCCCAATTATTAAAAGATATACTATCTACTAAAATATCAACTACTTTATCATCACTTATCGGTGAATCAACTTTAGTATAACCATTATTTATATCAGTTTTATCATACCCACTTGGTATTTCATTGATAGACCTCATATTCTGTGACCATAAAGTCATATTAGGGTAATGAGCTGCATTTCCAGACCAATAGTAAGTGTCCAATCCGAAAATATATCTTCCTCCTCGTCCAGTAGGAGCCCAAGCATTTTCACCCCAAGGTTGCCCGTGAGCCAGTACAGCATATTTCATCTGTCCATTTTCGTCAGCCAAATCGGGGAAATAAACTAAACTCGAGCCACCACTTATATTAGGATAGTAACTCATACCTGTATTACTAGATGCATTAAACATATTAAGTTTGATACGCATTGTTACCCATTCTCCGATAGGTATTGTGGTCCTGTAAGCAGATGCGTCACTTAGTATGCCACCATTATCTACAGTTTCTCCGTAATATAAATTACTTCCACCTTTATTAATTAGTCGTGAATCTTGATATATAGCCGCATTTGTGTAAACTGTGGCATTACTATCATCATCACTTTTATTTACTATACTAATCCAAGGAGACATATTTCGGGCCATACTATATTCGGTGGTCCCTTTCATAAATGGAACTGTCCAATATTTTGAAGCTTCATATAAACTATTTACAGCACTTCCTCCATCAGCAGATATTGGTGCATCGTCATTAAATATAATATTAAAACTCCTATCCATACTTAGATGTTGGCCTACTGCTTCTCCTACACCTTCACCAGCACCTGTACCACTTCCTATGTAAGTACTTACATCCATCCGATTTATCTTAAAAACCATTTCAATCTCAGGAGCATAAGCAGGGAAACCTGTTCCTGAAGTAGTAATATCAATTGGGGTAGGTTGAGGTATACCATAAATAGAAGCGTGTACTACTTGAGGATAAGCTTGTATGTTATCATTATTATCTGTTCTTAAGTACCTTCCAAAAGGAGCAGCAGTATTCCAAGCATTAACGCCTGTTTGACTACCACTATAATTTTCCCAAAAAGATTTCATACGTAAACAAAGACCGTCCGAAGGGGATTCTGCATTTACTAAATTCATATAGGAATATGAAATAAAAGTTGGAGTATCACCGGGTCCTTCTAATGATTGGTCTTTTATATCTCTTACATTAGCAGATTCAAAAGTATCAGAAAAAATAGTATTATCTTGTGTAGCTCTAGCTACAAAAGTTTCATCATATACATTATAATCGCCCTTACCTCCCGGATTTGCAAAAAATACACCTTGTTCCCAGAAGGCTCCTTTTTCTAACCACCAAGTAGCAGGCTTCTTAATATCTTTTAATCTTTTTGCATATGATGTACTTTCAGCCCAATAATCCGTACCCATTATAGGCCCTACTACCCACTGTCCATCAGCAGCTTTAGTCAAAGACCAGTCAGTATTTAGTCTAGACTCAGGGCCAAATAATCCTTCAGATATGTATGACTGTGTGGCGTGTTGAGCAACTCCGAGATAATAAGCACTCCAATTAGCTATTTGACCAAGTTCTTCCCCAATATTCGTGAGTGGGTCATACCAAGTGACATCATCTTCATCGGCCCTCCTATTGGTTTCATATGCTATATCTAATAATGTACCATAGTTAATCATTAATCCCCCTTGATACAAAGCTACAATTTTCTTAGTTCGTAAAGGTACATCCATAAAAGCTTTATTACGACCATCAAAATCTTCCATCATCCAAGTATTATCACCATTTTGACTATTATAAAATAAAGTCTGACCACCAAAGTTTCCACTAGCAATGGTCATATTCCCTTCTGTTATATCTATATTGGGTTTAATAGAAAAAACATCTAGCCAATTTGATGTTTGAGGATTACTTTGAGTTAAGGCGTTAGTATATACAGAGAGATATATTTCTTTAATAGTTCCTTCACCATATACAAAATCATCTTCCGAAACTGTATTAGCTTCTGCTAAATAAAAAGAAGTGTCTGGGTTACTTTTAATATCATAAGTAGCACTCATCCCAACATATGCATCAGCATAAGCAGGAATAATTCCAACATCATCTACTACATCTTTCTTCACATAGAAAGTATTGGGTTTAGTTATTATCGTCTTCATATTTCATTACCCTCCTAATTGGTCACTGTTGTAAAACAAGTCTTGGAAGTTACTAGTAGAAATGTTAGCGTTGTTGATATATAAATCTTGCCCTCCCACTCCGGAAAGGTTACTACTACTATCTAATTGTGCCATCATAGGACTATGTGCATAGTTTTGTCCTCCTCCTTGGAAACCCCAAGCAGTCTGATATCCTGTGTACATTCCCATTCCTCCATAAAACATCCTACGAGCACCGCGTTGTTGTGCGTATGAATGTTGGAAATCTAAAAGTGCCCGTTGCCTCGCGAACCCAGCTTTAGTTCTTATCATCTTTTCTGTACCGTACGTTGCTGCATACATATCTTCCCCTCTATATATAGCAGGTAGTAAGTTACTCGGTGACATCGTAAACTCAGCTTGAGGTGCCCATTTTCCTAATTTTTGATTATATATCAATTGGGAAGGGCCTCTCCTAGTAGGGTCCGCCAATGGTTTACCTCGTCCATAACTTTGTAGCGATTGTTCTAGATATTCATCATAGGTTATTGCTGGTTTGTGACCTTGTTCCCAAGCTTTGGTTTGTGGATATTTCCTGTTAATTTTATCTATACCCATCCGGTAATCTGGGTCATCATAAATATTTCTATAACCGGGTGCCCGAGAACCACGAAGTCCACGTCCTGCAGCTTCAGTACCAACACGACCACCGACGTATTTCTGTCCAGCTTTTTTAGTAGCTATTTTACTACCAGCCATAGCAGCACCTCGAGTTCCACCAAGTACCATTGCACTACCTCCTCCAGTAGGGATAATACTAGCTAATAATAATAATACTCCAACAACATCTCCTATAGTTTCTAATTTTTGAAACAATTGTGTTAAAGCGTCAGAAAGAGTAAAAGCTACAGCAGCAGTAGTACCAAACATTCTTTGTAATAAAGCAAATTTTAAGATAAGTCCACCGTCACTACCGAAACGTCCTAATACATTGTCCATCATTATAAAACCGGAAGTAAGCATATCAATAGGTACAAAAAGTGTTCTAGCCATCTTTTCTAAATTATACCCTTCGTTACTCATATTAATTATACCTTTAACTAAATCTTCCATTACAGATTCAAATCCTTCTAATGATTCTATAACTAATTCACGTATATTATAAGCAAAATCAGTTAACTCTTTTGAACCATCAGGTAATTCTATAATAAATAATTCTGTAAAACTCTCCACTAAAGATTTAAGTCTAAAGTCAAACTCATTCATATAACCGTTAGCTGTATATTGTGCATCAGAAAGGTAAAATACTTCTTTGGCCGCATTACGTAACAATTGAATTTGCATACTCAAAGAACCTTGCTGAATGATTGCCATTTCGTTAGCTGCTCCCTGTGAATTAGCTAATTCAGCCACTGCCTGTTCGAACTCATCTACGTTCTGGACCAAGTGAATAAACGCGGTAGCACCACGTATGTTTAAGTCCTCAATCAAAGATGTTAATAATTCAGTGTCATTAGCTATCTCTGTTCCTATTGCATTTGAAAAATTACGTGCAATCTCTGTCATCTGAAGGAAATTACCTTCTGCGTCAACCACCTTTACTCCCATCTCTGAAAATTTTCGGGTTGCATCTTCAGCACCTTCAGCAAATTCTGCAAGTGCCTGTCGTAAACCACGACCTGCAATACCAGCTTCTAAAGCACGGTCAGTCAATATCTGAATAGAACCTAACAATTGGTCTAAGTTCTGATTAGTAGCAGCATAGAAAGGTAAAGCGAACTTGATAGCAGCAGCCAAATCTTGATACTCAATTAAAGAAGCGTTAATAGCGTGAGCAAACTTATCTGTTACCACACCCGCATCGGACATTTCAAGTCCAAAACCTTTAATTGTCTGAACAGTTAATTTACCAATAGTATTAGCATCTCCCTGTACAGCCATAGTTAATATTAAAACATCTTTTAAAACAGCTTGAGCTTCAGCTGCTTCTAAACCTGCGGAAGCAAATTGATAAAGAACACGTGCTGCATTGTCATACGCTACACCATAATCTTCACCAAATTTTACAACTTGGTCTGAGATAGAATATAATACATCGTTTTGTTCTTGCCATATCGAGTTAGCATTAATTAATTCTTCTTCAAATTGAGCAAAATCTGAGGATAATCCCTTAATAGTATAACCAAGAGTGGTTAACAGTGTAACACTAGTCGCTAATCCTTGACGGAAAATACCCAACATAGTTCCTCCCATTCGACTCAATTGGTCTGCTCCATTAGATATAGCTTGAGTCATAGCAGCGCCGCGTACTTCAACTTGTTTCATATGATTCTCTAGCAGTCTCAAATCCGTAGCATATCTTTTTGCAAAGGTTGTTCCTGCTCCTTTAAAAATTTGAGTTGGAAGAGGTTTCCCAAACGCTCCTCTAAAATTTTGTGCAGCCGTATTTGCGCCAGTTATACGACCCATTATACTTTTAGTTTTTGATTGTGTAAGACTGTGTATCTTAGTTAATTGAGTATTAAGTTGTCTTAAAGTACCACTGGTTTGTTTTTTAGCATATTGGTCAGCTAATGAAGCACTTTTACTTAATGTACTTCTTAAACTAGAAAGATTCTGAGCTCCAGCTTGGTTAAAATATTTTTGTTGATATCCTCTTATTTTGTTAACCATTCCGCCAAAATTACTGGCAGCTTTAGTAAACTCTGATTGAGGGGGAAGCAATAAACGCATTCCCACGTTTGCCATAAACAGCGTGCCTAGATATCCAGCCATATTTGTCCTATAATTTCAAAGCGTCTTTAAAACTCTTTGGTTTTTGAGATTGCATTCCCTTGTAATACTTTCGTTTTTGACTTACGTATTGAGTATATTGGGAACGGACACGGGGCTTATTCTTAGCCATATTGCTTATATCTTCATCATCATACCCATCCATACTGTGTAACATTTGGTATTCTGCTAAAGCGCAAAGTAAACCTTCCAGTTCAATACGGGGCGTATTTTTAATTTCTTTCCACGTCAGACCTAGTTCTTTCATCAGGGGGATGTAGAGAAGTACCGGTTCTGGTGAGTCTCTCATCCACTGGTAAAATTTTCTGCCAGTTCATCCTTTAATGACAATATTTCCGTAGATATAGTATAACGTAAAGTAGCTGGTAGATTAGACCATAGTTCCGCAGTTAAAGTAGCGCCCTTTGGATTTTTATCATTAGCTTTCTTAACCATTGCTAATATCCTTTCGGTTCCTACTTTAGTGTAGAATGTGTTCTTTTCCTCAGCAGATGCATCTTCATCAAGTACTGAGACCTTAGGCTCCTCACTTTCTGTTAGTTCACAATATTGGAATATAAATTTCTTATCTCTATATTCTACTTCACCTTTTTGCACTTCTTCTGTCAGTGCGACTAGCTCTTCGATTGTCCATACGTCTTCAGACATTTTTTCATCACTCCTCTTGTGTATTTGTTTTCATTAAATTTCAGTTGTTGCTGTAATAGCAGTACCTGAAGCATCCGATAGTGTTAGTAACGGTTGCGTATATGAATAGAATTCGATGGTTTCTTCTGTAGCTCCATCAGGGGTTAAACTCTTAGAATGAGCTGTTAAACAACAGTTTCGGATAATTAAGGTTTCATCTACTGGGACGCTAGCTCCACTAGCAAATTGTAGATATATCCTGTATCCAAAATTCTGGTTATTAGAGGTTGTTAAACCATCAAAGACGGCCCCACTACCACTAGCATCAGCACCATCTGTGCTATAAACTCCGTCTCTTGCAGAGTTATAAACTTGGTCAAAGAGAGCATTACTTACTTTACGGGTAATAGTAATTACTTGAGATTTCTTAATCTCAGCTGTAAGATTAGTATTTTTCCCCATAAAAGAAAGGTTCTCATCAACTGTTGAAGGGGAATAATCAATCCCTGTCACATCAGTAACTTTTGAACCAGAAGCTCTACCATAAGTTCTGTGTGGAATTACCCAAAAATTTCCGGGTCCTCCTACATTGTTCTTTACTCCGTTTCCTGAAGTTAAGGCACTCATTCCATCAGTAGAAGCATTTCCAGATACAGATAATGCACCTTGTTCAGTTGTCATATAAATGTTTACATCTTTTCCTAACCAATACGTCATAGTTGAGCCTCCGTAGTTGCACTATCATAAGCAACGTCATCAATAACAGGTTCTACTTGACTACTAAATTCAAGAGTCTCTTCCTGTGTACCGTCTGCGTTTAAAGAAACAGTATGACCAGTAAAAGTTGCATTACGTACGGTAAAACATTCTGAACCTGATTTAATATAAACAGCTAATCTATAGCCGTATGTTATATCTGGTTCGCTTAATCCATCTGCTAATGAACCAGTTCTATCAAGTCCCCATCTTCCAATGTCACCTGATGAATCTCCACTAAAAATCACATCATAAACTGCGTTCTTTCTTTTTAAACTTAAAGATACAGTTGTTTCTTTGTGAACTTCTGCTTTGAGAGGGGTGCGGTGTCCTAAATAAGTTACATCTTCATCCATCGCTCCTATCCCAAGGTCAAGGCCCACAACGTCTACTAATGCAGCACTACTTGATAAATTAGCTGCTGATAGTTTCGATATCCCATTAGTGGGGGATGCTGCTGCTGCTAAAGTATATAAACCTCCACTACCACTTGCAACGGCCATACCGCTACCTGTGTGCTCTGTGGTAAGGGCAACTTTAACGTCACTTCCTAGAAAATATGCCATACTTCTAAACCTCTACCTTTAATTAGTCTTCAATATTATATAAAGGTTTTCCTGTTAATAGTCACTTAGGAGGGATTGTTTAGTTCCTCCAAGCGTATAATACCCGTGAGGCCGCATACCTAAACTTTGAGCCGCTCCTAAGTATTTAGTACTATGGACGAAAGGACCTAGTTTAATTGGGCCTTCCCAAGTTTTAGCTACACGTGGAGGGGGAGCCGTCGCTCCTCCCCCTGCATACTGGTCTAACCATAATGCCCACTTATGTTGTATATTCTTATTAATAGTTTTTTCTATTTTAGTAGCTTCCCCATTCCACACTTGTGCCCATTCCTTAAAAGCTCCCCCTTCCATATCGTTTAAATTGAAATAACCACCAAAACCATCACGTGCTCCAAACCATTGTTTAGCACCTATATCTACTAATTCTTTAAGTCTTTGAGCAAAATCATCGGTAGAAATAGTAGAAGTAAAGAAACCTACACTATTGGCTGGAGTTCTATCTCCCATAAACATACGAGCACCGACACCTGCGTGGGTCATCATTGCACCTCCTTGATAAATAGCAGCAGCGCCATTCATCCAAGCAGTAGTCATATAAGAATCAAAAGCAGTAGCTCCTTCTGCAAATCTGAGGTATCTAACTTCTTCCTGTTCTAACGTGTTTTTTACATTATAATGAAACTCAATATCAGACACTGTTAATTTGATATGTGTACGTACACGACGAGTAGCAGTGGTTACCCCTTCCTTTAATTTACTAGGTGGGGCACTTCTGTTATCTTCCTGCACTGTTGCTCGAACAGTTATCTTAAGAAGCCCTTGTTCCCCTTCTTTAGTATGAATAGGGAAATATATATCTTTACCTCTTTTTAGTTTGTCCTCCCATTTAAATCCCCATTTACCGTGTTTCTTTTCCCAATCAGTCACACCATCACCTTCAGGCTTTTTAATATAAGACCACATTTGGTCTGTAACATACCCGAATTCACCTTGTAAAATATTAAAATCTCCTAAGAAACCCTGTATAATTTCTTGTTTATGGTCCATTAATCCTCTTTCCCAACCTACTTTACCCGGAGCAGCCCAATTTTTACCACCCGCTAAGTATTGATGAGCAGTAGAAATAGGTCCTTCTGGTCCATATCGAAGTTTCTTTCCATATTTTGTTTGTTCTAGTGTTGGTGGATGAGCAGCAAATTGAGGGTATGCAGCTTCCCAAGAGTGAGGTGAGCCAGCGAAAGGTGAGGTAGCCCACCCTTCTTTCACATCTAGTCGATTTAGTTCTTCTAATTCCTGATTCACTTCTCTTTGCATCCACTTAATGAAGTTTATTACCTCTTGCTCATTATTTAACAAAACCGCAGGTGAATCTAAATCTATCTGCTGTGTAAAAAGACCTTTCTCTCTAAAATACTCATTTTTTTCATTTCTTCTTATTCTTTGATATTCTTGAAAAGCTTTAGGGTACACGTCATCTATATTGTTTTTGTTAAAAACGGCGGTTAAAAGTTTTTTATCTGGGGTAAATTTATCCCCAGTAGTTTCTTTCATAGTATCCATTGCTCCACCTTCACCTTTCCCCCCAATCTCATAGTTAAAGGGTATCATTATAGAATTATTAAAAGCTGTATCTGACTGTGGGTAACCAGATAAAGAAGGATATTTACGTAATGCAGGTGCATCAGGGTCTTGGTCACTTACGTATGTTTGCATTCCCGCATCAGTTGCTTTAAAAGATTCACTATATTCCGTTAATTCAACAGATTTTCTATCAGCCCCTGTTCCCTTAAATGTATGTCCTTTTGCACCTCGAAAATCTAATTGTGTCAATCTTTTATAATCATCTCCCTTTAAGTTTAATTCATTAGCTAATTTTAATGCAAAACCAGCGTGAGCTTGTCCATAACTAGTATAAAATTCGTGCTTAAGTTTAGGATTATTCCATTTATGGATTGGTAATTTTCCAAGGGCGGCCAATACCCATTTCTTATTTTGTTCTTTACTTGCATTCTGAGATGGAGTCCCCTCTGTTTTAGGTAATAAGTACCATTCGAGTTCCCGTCGTGATATTCCCATTTCTTTAGGGGAAGGGGTATAATTAGTAAAGGTTGTATCAGGGTTATTTTTTCTACTCTGTTGAGCTATTTTATCAAACAAATCATAACTAGCCTCGTGAGATAGTTGAGTTAGTTGTTGCATCTTTTCTCCTTGATACTTTAAATACAACTGTAATAATTGGTCCACTTCGTTTTCAGGAGTCTCACCAAAGCCATAACCCACGTCCAAGCTTTCCATATAACCACCCTTTCCAGTACCTCCCCATCCAGTACCTTTACGTCCTGCCCAGAATCTACGAGCTGCTTTTTTATCTATATTAGATTCTTCAATAGATGTATCTAGTTCTCCAGCTTGAGCTGCTTCATAAATAACTTGAGAATAATATTTCTTTTTCATATATTCCCAATCATCAAGTTCGGGTCTATTATCTCTTAATACAGGTTCAAAAACAAATCCATCATCTTCACCACGCTTCTCGTAAAGATATTGTTTAATAGGGGCTAGTTTACGAGCCATTAAAGCTGCAAATCCAATTTGCATTAATTTACGTTCATCACCCATTATCTATAATTCTTAAAGGCTATCATATATACCGCAGATGCGCCATACATTTCTAAAGCAGGGTCGTATCCAATATCTGACCAATTGTTCAAATCTTGTTGGACTACTTCTGTGCCTGAATACCAAGAACCTCCACTAGGTGAACCCATATCTGTTAAAATGTTTGCTACATTTAACATTAAATAATTTAATAATCTTCTTCCTTTGTAAACTACAACTGATGCATCATCTTGCGTAACAGATAGTTCAGAATCTTTATCGATAACTAAATGATAGGAAAAAATAATTCCTACTATCTCCCCAGTTTTTTCTTGTTCTCCGAAAGAAACTTGTTCTCCCATAAATTTATCAAATTGTCCTGAACTAGTTATCTCAGAAATAATAGCGGGGTATTCCATATCTATAGCTTCAGGGTATTGTCCATAAACTTTTACCCCCGTAAATGTACTTCTTAATTTATCTATAATAGCTCTTTCTATATCATTAATAAAATCTTTAGGTGCAGCCATATTTATCTATGGTGTATTATAATTAACACCATACGCCCTCCTTATTTTATCTCTTTTACCTATAGTTCTCACACAATCGAAAACCATATATTCATCGTTATAATCGTTCACCTTGTGTACACTCCAAATAGAAGACTTATAAAACTTTAAGTCTTTTATGTATAATAAAGTACTGGCTCCAGAAACATCGAACTCTAGATTGTTAAATGCATAAGTCCCATTAACCCAACTTGAACCTTGAGTAACATTCAAACCGTGTCTTACTCCACTTTTATAGATACTAGATAAAGAAGTCCCTGAAATATAAGGAACATCTATAGTTAACCAAGTACTCGTAGGTAATAAAACTGCCACACTAGATGCACTAGCGTTATATCCATACTTCCAAGCTGATGTGGTTCCACTTGCATAAACGTTAAATCCCTTGAGATAAAGAGTTCCACTTGCCTTTAATTTGAAAGTTAATCTATCTGATTCTAAAATGTTAGCCCCAGAATTAGTGTAAGTAAATGTACCAGAAGTAGTTGAACCTAAAGTAGTTGTTAAAGTAGTGCCCCCATATCCCTGTGCGGAAAAAGTAGCATCCATACTACCTGAGGCCCATCCTTCTGAACTTGAAACAGTTGGTGCAAATACAGTTCTATCATAATCTATTAACTGGTCAAACCCTGTAATGTCATTAAATAAAACATTATTATCTTGATTTAAATTAGGGTAATTTTTTAAAGTTGTTAAGTTAGGTAAATATATTTTAGCTTTTCCTGTAATACTATGCCCTCCCCTTTCTACTACATAATCTTTATCTACTATATTTCTAATATAAGCATTAATACTAGGAACATTAATTTCGTTAGATTGGACAGTATTATTTTCTACCCCATAATTATCTTTACCATAAATCGCGGGTCTATAATAAGTAATTTTTCTAGACTGTCCAGTACGAAAGCTCAACTTCTTGAGCAGTCCTGACATATTTATTCCTATTTTTCCCATACTCACCTATCATAATTAATACCACGAGGCTTCTTTCTGAAGTCCAGTGTACTATCAACACCTGTAACGTTCTTGTCCCAATTAACTCTGCCTAGATATGGGTCTGCATTATAAGTAGTCTTCTTAATACTGATACCGAGTTTCATTGCTAATAATTCTAATGCTAAATCTACAAAGTTAGCAAACTCTGCATTATTATATTTAACATCCACATCTGCAAGTCTAATTTCACTAATACCCATTCCACTTTCTACAATTGAACCTAAATAACAAGTGTAATAAACTATGGACTGGTCGTAAGCCGCTTCTCCTCCTAAAGTGTATGTTAACCCTGTTTGTACTTGAAACCAATCTACTGACATATCTGCTAAAACATCAAGGTTATCGTCATCTAGTTCTTCAGACGATATCCCTGCCAGTAGACGAACCTTATTCCTAAAAGCTGCTGTCCACGTTGGATATGCCATTAAATCACCCCTACCATCATTGCACCACTACCTGTTGCTATTGTGACCACTATACCAATCCACCATCTCATTTGTATTTTAATATCATTTTCCCACATCTCGTGGTGTGATAAATGATTTGTGAAAAGAGTTTCAAACTTATCCATCTTGTTAAAAATGGTTTTGATGCGTTCATCCATTCGTATCATCAGTTCTTCTCTTTCCCACTCATCCATATTTAAGTATCTCCATTTTTATATTAAAAGGTTTGTCTAATCAATGAGGTCCTCCGCATCAAATGGCGAATCTTGGTCGTCCATTATATCAATTGGTTCATATTCGTGTGGAGTTGAGCCATCATCGTGTATGATACCATCATAAGTAGCATTCCTTAACCAAGTACCTTGATTATCAAAATCTTGTGTATAGAAATCTGCATTTTTTACAATGCGGACAGTAGAACCTGCGTAATTAGTAATCTCATCACACTGGTTATTATTAGCATCACTATCAAAACCAAAATAAGAATTGGCTAGTATATGTAAATCATTTGATGAAGCAATAGGTGCTCCAGAAAGATTAGAATAATTCATATAATCATTAGTTCCACTTGTAGCAACATAATAAAAATCGGTACCCTCGTGTGCTTTTGAAGCAAACTTGGAGCCTGAAATTAGTTTGCGATTTCCGAGAGTGAAATAAGAAGAACCGAACACTGTCGGAGTAGTAGTGTGACTACCGATATACAGATTACCCGCACTACTGCTCAGTGTTCCACCAGCAGTCCAAGTGCCTCCGGTTGCCCAAGGAGCATTTTCTATTGTTCCAGTATTTCCAGAGCCACTCATATCAGATACGCTTGTGCCTTCTCCTTCATTAAATTGATACCACCCAACACATTTAGTTTGGTCAATAGAACTTCCTGATACAGCGGCCCAATCATAAAATAATGATTCACGAATTCCTGCTCCTGTTAATACAGTATTCCATACTGAAGCCACAACAATTTCACCATCCATCCAAGAATCGTTAGTAACAGTATTTCCATCAGAACGAAAACCTATCGATAAATCACTACTTTTATTTTGAAAATTAACGGCAGAGGTTTCTTGTTGTACTAATTTACCATCTACATACAATTTAACTAATGAACTACTACCATCTAAAGTTATTGCAAAATGATGCCATTTACCATCTCTATAATTTACACCTGCTGGAGAAAAAACTGAAGTAAAGCCACCTGCACCATCCGTGCCAAAGTATGCAGATAATCTTCCAGACTCAACACTCATTTCGTAAGCTTGATATGATTTACTAATTACTCTTTGCTTTGAACCTGCATCAGTTGGTATTTTTACCCAAGCCATTAATGTCGCTGCTGTAGTTAAATCAAGTGAAATAGCGTCAGGTATTGCAACTTTTTCATCTTGTTGTGTTTCATCAAAACTCAACGCAGACGAACTTGTAAAGAACCCACCACGATTACTGAAACTCTTGCCACTTGAAAGTGTTAGTACATCAACATCATTATTCCACGTCCCTCCATTAGCAATGCTAATATTTCCGGCAGTTAAGTTAAAGTCAGGTTTGAATGTACCGCCAGCAACTATGATTGGTGTATCAGGGAAATTATTTGCCCAATTTAATTTATCTTCTCCTGTACCATTAAACATTATATGTTGATAAGGTTGTCCTGCAAAGTCGTGAGTAGCCCCAGTCCCTGTAATCATAATATCAGTAGTTTCGTTTCCGAGCCATCCTTCTCCATCATAATTCATCTCCTTATCTAAAATCATTAAACTACCACTTGTAACCATATTTCCAGTTATATTTAATGCACCACTAAATTCAGCCCTGAATCCATTCACATTAAAGTCATCCTTTGTGGAAATCTCAAGACCGGCAAATTGGCAATTACCAGAAAGTACAAATCGTGCACCGGAAGTGGTTCCACCTCCTGTCACAGCATCTTTCTTAACATCTATCCATTTAAGATAATTGTAAGTGTCACGTGTTATACTATCAACAGTGTCCCAATTAATAGGGTCACTAACAGAGCCCGTAATTATAGCGGGATAAATCTCAGAAGCTCCCATTAATACAGGGTCATCATAATATCCGTAAAGTTTCCACTCACCAGCATTAATAGTCATCGTACCTGCTGCATCAGCTGTACCAAAAGTAGCTTCAGCATAATGAATTAAATCCCCTCCAGTTTTAGTATAACTACTTTCAAAAACAACGGGTCTTTCCAAATAGAAAGTACCAGCAGTATGTGTAACATCATAAAATGTAAGAGGGTCCCCATAAGGTCTAGTATAGTTGTATGGTTTTAGTTCACATCGTGCAGCTATTTCTACTGTGCCGCTATTATGTATAAAAGTACCTGCTTGAGTAAAGTCCCCTTTAAGTATAGTAGTTCCCTTAGTAGCATTATATGTACCAGTATTTGATATTTCACCTATAGTATCGTTAGCTGTTGCAGAAGCTAAACCAAAGGTACTACTAGCTGCTGTAGTCACAGCCCCTGATACTATTAAAGTATAATTATCGTTATACTTGTAAAATGTTCCCTTTGTTATCGTCAAATCATTCTCTATCATATTTTCCGAACCAGCGGGAGGATATAGTTTTGTAGCATCAGCGTTTCGATTCATCTCGACCTCAAGATTATAAAGGTCTCCACTTGCACATCTTACTTTCGAGTCTGAATTATAACCAGTACGAGCCGAACCGGGCGCTCCTCCATTTTCAAAATCAATAAGCACAGTGCCATCGTTGTGTGTAAAGGTTCCCTCATTATTTAAAGAAAACCCACTTGAAGTATAATATAAATTTAAATTTCCCGCAGGAGAGGCTATAAATGTAGCCGTATCATCAATATATAAAGAACCGAAAGACTGTGTATTAGCAGTACCACCAGTATTAGCATATGAAGCCCCACTTATTACCACCACATTTCCACTAACTGTGTGATTTTTTCCTCCGCCTACATTGTTACCATAAGTAAGCGCTCCAGAAACAGTCAAATCGTTTTCAATAATTGGTGTGTCATATACTCTATAAGTTGGGGTGCCTCCATCTTCGGTAGCAATTACATTCCAAAGACCACCTGAACCCGTTCCTCCACCAAACACAGGGTCTGTATCAGGGTTTAAAAGAAAAGTTCCGCTATTATGTATCATAGTACCATCATTCTTATAGATTCGTTGGTCCCAGATACTCGAACGACTATCGCTCCAGTTAATAATAGTAGTTCCACTGGTGGCATCATAAGTTCCACCAGCAGCTATATGAAGAGAACCAAATTCTTGAGTGTTTCCTTGAGTAGCGTGGTTTGTATCTATCTTTGAACTGGTACCAGTAATAAGCACATTTCCTAATGCTTTAATATAATCATTAGTCATTGTCTCTAACGTACGATTTGCTTTAACAGTCAAATCATTTTCAATCCAAAAAGGCAGAACTGCCTGACTTATACCACTATTACTTGAATCATCCAATATAACATTATAAAAGGGGTATTCCCTACTATATGTATCATAAGAGGCATCCCTAATAAAAGAAGTTCCTATCGAAGTTCCAGCAAACAAAGTAGTTCCACTTTGATGGTATATGATAGCATTATTTTCATACCAAAGTTGATAGCTAGCTCCAGCCGGAGTACCAGCTCCTACGAGCTTAAAGGTCCCATCAGGAGCATAGAAGGTTGAAGAATCTTCAACTTGAACCCAATCCGCAGTCAAATCTCCGCTGCCCGAATAAGTACCACCAGAAACGTAGATGCCCGCCATTAGTAATCACCG